TAATGTATCAAGCACCTCCTGCATTATACATGTATGGATACGGTTCTTACTATCCGCAACTAGTTGGAGTAGGTGCATGGCCTGGAAGCTGGGGTGGAGCAGGATTTGGCGGAGGATTTGGCGGAGGTAACGCAGCTACTTATTATCCTGTATTTTGGACGATACAAAGAATACAAGAAGCAGAAATGCAAAATACAGTAAATTTACCAGCTTGGACCTTTGAATTAATAGGAACAAATATTAGAATATTTCCAATACCTTACGGAGAAGGCGGTCGCATTTCATTACAATATGCATTTCAGTCTGACTTAATGAGTTTAACTGAAAATAGTCCTTATGGCGATAATCAAGGCTTAGTTGCAAATGCTTCTATGGCACCTTACGGGTTAATTACTTATTCTGATCTTAACCAACCTGCAAAACAATGGACTAAAGAGTTTACAGCTGCATTAACTTCAGAATTACTAGGTTTAGTAAGAGGAAAATATACAGTAGTTAATATACCAGGTGCAGAAACAACTTTAAACTTTGCAGATTTAATTCCAAGAGGCCAAGCAATGCAAAAAGATTTAAGAGAAAAGTTAAGATTAGATCTTGAAGACATGTCGAGACAGAAACAATTAGAGAGAAAAGAATCTGAGAATAACTCTTTAGAAAATACATTAACAAATATACCTTTAATGGTGTATGTAGGATAAAAACAAAAAAATGGCGTTATTTGGAACAGTTAGGGATGCATTAATGCAAATTGGAGTAGCACACGAGTTTGTTAACAACGTAGCTACACAACAAATTGGATACTATAAGGTAGTTTTACCTGATACGCAACCTAATGTCTATGGTGAAGCCTTAGTAAAGAGTTATATTGGACCAGTTTTAATAAACTGTTTAATTGTAAGAGGAGATTTTAATACTAAGATTGATAATTTTGGTCCAGATGTTATACGAGAAGTTGGATTTAGGTTTTTAAAAGTAGATTTAGAAATAGCTAACGTAGTTCCTGAGACTGGCGATATTGTTATGTATAACGAACTTTATTACGAAGTAGATAATACTAATGAAAACCAGTACTTCTTAGGTAAAGATCCTGATTACTCATATTCTCAAGGTTTAAATGAATTCGGACAAAGTTTCTCCATTATTTGTTTCACCCACCTAACGACACCAGAGAGATTAGGTATTACACAAGAGCGATTATAATATGGCAGGAGGAGTACAACAAGTTAGACCGCAGACCAGGCGAGAATTTTTGGACAAAATTATTGTTCCAACCGATCCTCAGTACGGTAATCCTAATATTATATTCTCTGATCCCTTTAAGCCAGGACAACCTGAATTTAATCGTGCATACGAAACAAAATTTACTGAATTAGATAATAAAAAGTTTTCTATTGGAATTAAAGACCATAGTGAAGCTATTCAATATTATTTTGATGAAGTTTTAAAATTATCTGTATATCAAAATAACGATACTATCTTAGTTCCTGTTATTTACGGTACTCCTGAAAAATGGAAATCAGTACAGAGAGATGGTTACTATAGAGACAATGGCGGTAAAATTATGCCACCGTTAATTATGTATAAAAAATCAAATGTTACACAGAATAGAGAATTAGGTAACAAATTAGACGGTAACGTAGCACATAACGTACAGTTATTTGAAAAAGCTTTTTCTCGTAGAAATATTTACGATAATTTTCAAATTTTACAAGCACAAAGACCTCAAAAAGAGTTTGTAGTAGTAGTAACTCCGGATTACGTTACAATTACTTATAAGTGTGCAATTTGGACTAACTTCGTAGAACAAATGGATAGATTAGTTGAGGGATTAAATTTTGCTTCTAATTCTTACTGGGGGGATCCTTCTAGATTTCAATTCTTAGCTAAGATTGATTCGTTTGATGATATTCAAACTTACGAACAAGGTGAAGATAGACTTGTTAGAACGGAGTTTAATTTAACACTTAATGGATATTTAATTCCAGATACATTAAATGCATATCTTGCACAGTTACAGAGTAGGACATATAATTTATGTAAAATAGTATTTAATACAGAACAGACATCATGAGCAACCCAAACACTTTAGCAGATCAAGTAAATCAACTAACAGGATTTAACTTAAGTTATCCTGAAAATACGATCCCTACCGACGGTATTTACCCTGGAGGTGTAATAAAATCCAGTCAAATATTAAACATTATTAATGCCTTAAGTGGTATTAGTGTAGATACTATTATTATATCTGGTAGTTTTTTTACTTCAGGATCTAACGTATTAGACGGTAATCTAGCATTACCCTTTATACAGGAAGGTCAGTTTTTATACGTTTCTGGAGGATTCGTACAAGGTGTAAATGCTATACCAAGCTCCTCTTTTGCAATATCTGCATCCTACGCAACTACTTCCTCACTTGCACTGTTGGGAATTGTAACAGCTTCTGCATTAGCTAGTACAATTACCTTTACAAGAGGTGACCAAACAACTTTTGATGTTATAGTATCTCAATCAGGATCCGTTGAATCAGCTTCTTATGCAGTCTTTGCTCAAAATGCAGCAACAGCTTCCTATATTCTAAATGGAAATGTAGGAATTAGTGTTAATAGTAGTACTGCAAGTATATTTCTAATTCAGTCTCAGAGCTTATCTTTCTTTGATATTGCTTCAAATAGCGATATGACGGTATCGAGTGATTTATTTATAATAAAGGGATTTACTTCACAACAACCTGTCTTAACTGTAAACGGAAGCATATTAAACGTTGCAACTCATTCAATAAATCCAACAGGATCTACAATAGCAGGCAATATATACTTCACTTCTAGCTCAATGTATGTTGGACTGGAATAAATTATTAAAAATTATTCATTTAAAACTTATAGTTTCGGAAAAAAATACTATTTATTAACGGAAAATAAAAACCCCTAAAAAACAAAATCAAATGGCAAATTGGAAAAAAGTCATCGTCTCTGGTAGTTCAGCCCAGTTAAATCAATTAAGCGTTGATACGAGTGTAAACATAACAGGATCATTAAATGCTTCAAGCAGTGTATTTTTACAAGGCTTAACTAATGCGCCTAAAGCTAATATCGTAAGTATAGATGCTACAACTGGTCAATTGTACTACCAAGGTACAGGATCATTTACAGCAGATTCTGCATCTTTTGCAACTACAGCATCTTACGCAGTTAGTGCATCTTATGCTTCTGAAGCATCTGCTGCAACTTCTGCATCTTATGCAACTAGTGCTTCTTATGCACTTGATGCATCTGCTGCAACTTCTGCATCTTATGCAAACAACGCTTCAACAGCAGATAGTGCATCTTATGCTTTAAGTTCTTCTCAAGCAGATAGTGCAACAAGTTCATCTTATGCTTTAACAGCTTCTTATGCTTCAAACGTTCCTGTAACTGCTTCTAACGCAGATACAGCATCTTACGTTAATACATTAAATCAAGCAGTAATTATTAGCGGTTCATTATCTATCAATACCGCAACAGGTACTGCATTTGATGTTAACGCTGATACTTTTATATTTACAGGTTCATTTAATCAAACAGGATCTGTTTTTCTTACAGGTTTAACTCAAGTTAGTAAGAGCTTTGTAGTAGGATATGATAATACTACAGGACAACTTACTTACCAAACAGCAGTAGACACTGCAGATAGCGCTTCTTATGCTTTGTCTGCTTCTTACGCCTTAAGTTCTTCATATGCCTATGAAGCATCTGCTGCAGTTTCTGCATCTTATGCAACTAGCGCTTCATATGCTTTAAGCTCTTCATATGCTTTAAGTTCTTCATATGCAGTAAGTTCTTCTTACGCAAATGATGCTACTTCTGCTTCTTATGCTTTAAGTTCGTCTTACGCAAATGATGCTACTTCTGCATCTTATGCTTTAAGTGCATCTTATGCTTTAAATGCATCTACAGCAGATAGCGCAACAAGTGCATCTTATGCTTTAAGTGCATCTTATGCTTTGAATGCATCTACAGCTGATTCAGCTACAAGTGCATCTTATGCAACTAGTGCAACATCTGCATCTTATGCTGGCAATGCATCAACTGCAGATTCTGCAACTAGCGCATCTTATGCATTAAGTGCATCTTACGCATTAAGTGCATCTTATGCAGAAAGTGCAACAAGTGCTTCTCAAGCATTAAGTGCATCTTATGCAGCCGCAGTAACAGGATCAGGCAATTTAACTTCTGGTTCAGTTACAAAATGGACAGGAGCTGCCTTTGCAAATTCTTCAATTACAGATCTAGAAAATGTAACAATTAATAATGCAGGCGGTGTATTAATTCAAGCTGGCGGTTTATATGTAACTGGTGCTTCTACATTCCACGATAATGTGGTAATGCAAGGTAACTTAACTGTACAAGGTACTGCTTCATTCCAAAATGTTGACAACCTATCAATTAAAGACCAGTTTATCTTATTAAACTCTGGTTCTGCTACATTCCAAGATTCAGGTATTATAATTAATACAGGTAACGCTGCTAACTCAGGATCAGCATTCTTCTTAGAAACAGCAGGCACTACAACTGGAACTGATGGATTATACGGCCGTTTTGCAGTAGCAGTTAATGTCTTACCAGAGGCTACTACAGCAGCAGCTTCTGAATATGCTAACACAACTGTAATCACTAATACAGCACCAGGCGCTGCAGTTCCACAATTTGGAGGTACAGGATTAGGTCAAGGTAATACATGGGTAGATACTACTTCAGGAGATATTTACATTTATGCTTAATCGCTTAAAAAATAAATTAGTTATGGCTTTCACATCAAAACATATCACTGGAAATAAAGAAGAGGAGCCATCAAAAGCTCCTCTTTCTAATATTCCTACTAATATACCTCCCCTTTCTAAAGGTGAAATTGAATTAATCCTGGTCCTTATTAAAGACACAAACTTTAAAGGAGAACACGTAGAAAAAATTTTTAATTTAGTATATAAATTACAGCAGTACTACATCAGTTTAAACCAGTAAGTTACCTATTTATATGAAATGTTGTTGGCCCCATGGGGAAGTAGGCATAGACACGGCATCAGTGTATGTACCTAACCACAACTTAAAAAATATTTAGCATGCCGAATTGGAAAAAAGTCATTGTCTCTGGTAGTTCAGCAAACTTATATGAACTTCATGTAGACTCTTCTATAACCGCTTCTATAGTAAGCGCATCTCAACTTACCGGATCTTTATTCGGAACCGCTTCTTGGGCCGTTTCCTCTTCGTGCGCTTTATTTGCAATTACTGCATCTTATATTGAAACTGCACAAACTGCAAGCTATGTAAAGCTAGCACAAACAGCTTCTTCTGTTAGTCCTTTATTCCAAAATGTATTAGTAAATACAGATAATACTTCAAGCTTCATAGGTGACGCTCATAATGTCATAATTAATAATGGCGCACAAAATGCAGCTCTTGTATTCAGATATGCCGATAATCAGTCTACTGAATTCGGAATATACAATGTAGATAACGTACTTGAAATACTTTCTGCTTATCATGCTAGTGAAGCATTATTTACAATAAGCGGTGTAACAGGAGATATAACAGCTAAATATAATATTTCAGCTTCAGCCTTTTACGGAACTGCTAGCCAAGCTATTTCTTCCTCTTATGCTTTATCTGCATCATATGCAGCCAATGTACCTGCTACAGCTTCTTATGCCTTACAAGCTCTAAGCTCTTCTTATGCACTAACTGCTTCTTTTGCTTCTGCATTTGCAGATCAAGGCTATCCGTTTACACAAAGTCCTGGATCTAATACGTGGAATATTAATCATAATTTAAATACTCTTACACCTCTTGTAGATGTATATGATTCAACTTATAATCAATTAATTCCAGCATCTGTTACTTCTATAGATGCAAATAATACTCGAATTACTTTTTCAACAGCACAGGCTGGATTTGCTATTATATCAAAAGGTAGCGGTATTTCTAGTCAGAGTGCTATTTCTGCTTCTTTTGCAACTACTGCATCTTATGCTTTAACTGCAGCGAGTGCTTCTTTAGCAGCAACTGCTTCACATGCAGATGTATTTACTATAGGTGGATCACAAATGATGTATTCAAATACACCATCTACATCAGCAGGAAATAACGGTATCTTTGCTACCAGTACAGGATCATTCGCAGGCGCTTTCTACCAATATACTTTATATAGCGGTTCAAATGCTAGATCTGAAAATGCTAACGTAGTTTGGACTTCTACTACTTCAAGTTATACCAACTATTCTACAATAGATGTAGGCAATACTTCAGGTGTAGTAGGATCGGTAGTAATAACAGGAGGTCAAGTTCAGTTAAATATACTTACACCTACAGCAGGATGGACAGTAAGAGCGGTTGCAACCTTTGTATAACATAAAAATTAATACATAAAAAGTTAATCGTATAGTCTTAAAATAGACTATTTATAATAGGAAATAATCAAAATAAAAAATAATTAAATGGCAACTAACCAATTCGTAGCTAGAAACGGTATAATTTCGTTAAATGACCTACAGGTAACAGGATCGGCACTTATATCTGGATCTATATCTGCTAACCTAGCAAGTTCAATTCAACCCTACGTAGTATCTTACAATCCAACCTCTGGAGTATTTACTTACGAAGGTACAGGTTCATTGTCTTCTGCTACATCTTCTTATGCTATATCTTCATCTTATGCAACTAGCGCATCGTATGCATTAAGTAGTTCTTATGCAGTTAGTGCCTCTTATGGTGTATCTGCATCTTATGCTTTAACTAGTTCATTAGCTACAACAAACTTATATACAGCATCTGTATCTAATAACGTAATTACCTTCACAGAAGGAGACGGAACAACATTTAGTATAACAGTAGCTACTGGTTCAGGTACGAATACAGTAAGTGCATCTTATGCTTTAAGTTCTTCGTATGCAGTATCCGCTTCATACCATTCCGGATCAGGACTTATCTCAAATGCAATAAGTTCATCATATGCCCTAAGCAGCTCATACGCAGTAAGTTCGTCTTATGCTTTAAATGCAACAACAGCATCAAGAGCTGTCACTGCTGCCAATGCAGACAATGCAACATCAGCATCTTATGCTTTAAGCAGTTCATATGCTGTAAGTTCATCTTATTCTGTAAGTTCTTCTTATGCACCAAGTTCAACTAGTGCATCTTATGCTTTAAGTTCATCTTACGCAGTATCTGCTTCTTATGCAGTTAATGCAACTAACGCAGTAACAGCATCTTTTGCAACTAACTTTACTGCTTCAAATATTTTAACTACCGGTACTATTACCGCAACAAGCTTAAACGTTCAATACATTAGCTCTTCTACTGAATACAGTTCAGGATCAAATGTATTTGGAAGCTTATTAACTAACACACAGCAACTTACCGGATCTGTTACAGTAACAGGATCATTATCTGTTAATGGTAGTCCAGTAATAGTAACTAGCCAGACAAGTTCAATGTCTGTAGCTTCAGCATCTTATGCTTTGAGTTCTTCATACGCAGTAAGTTCATCTTATTCTGTAAGTTCATCTTATGCTTTAAGTTCTTCATATGCTGTAAGTGCATCATATCATTCTGGATCAGGGCTTATTTCAAATGCAGTTAGTGCATCATATGCTTTAAGCAGTTCATATGCAGTTAGTGCTTCATATGCTTTAAGTTCATCTTATGCCGTTAGTTCATCTTACGCTGTAAATGCAACATCAGCATCTTATGCTTTAAGTTCTTCATACGCAGTTAGTGCTTCATATGCTACAAGTTCAACTTCTGCATCTTACGCAATTAGTGCATCTTACGCAGTTAGTGCATCATATGCTTTATCTGCATCTTATGCTTTAAGTGGTTCATATGCAGTAAGCTCTTCTTACGCTACAAATGCAACAAGTGCATCTTATGCTCAAACATCATCTTACGCTACTACATTCACAATTAGTAGTTCAGTAATAACAACTGCCGGTACTTCATCTAGCGCTGTAGGATCTAATATAATCTTTAACCAAGCTACTGGTTCTTTCACAGCAGCATTCTACAAATACTCTGCCCTAAACGGAGCCAATTCAAGAGTAGGAGAAGTTATTGCATCATTTGACGCCGGAGCTATAACATTTACAGACTTCTCAACAATAGATAACGGTTCAACTACTGCAGTAACAATGTCAGCAGCAATAGTAGGTGCTAATGTTCAATTACTTGCACAAACAAATACTTCAGGTTGGAATATTAAATCACAAGCAACTTATTTATAATATATGTATCAAGTACAAATGCAATTTTTACCAGGAAACGATATGATTTGGGTAGCTCAGTTAAATCCTGACGATCCAATTTACGATTATCGTATTAAGACACAAGCAGAAGCAAAAGCTTTTGAATTGCAACAAGCAGATCCTACTGGTAGAACTTATAGAGTAGTTGAGTTATAATTTTTTAAAAGGCAAACCCCAGCTTTAGGGATAGTGAACTGAAGCAAAAGATAAATGGCAGTTAATCAATTCGTCGCTAGATACGGTATAAATTCTTTAAGTGATGTACAAATCACTGGTTCATTAAACGTATTACAAGGAATTACCGGATCTCTATTTGGAACCGCTTCTTTTGCTTCACAAGTTTTAAGTGCATCATACGCCTCAACTGCATCATTTGCTTTTGCTTTTCCTGATCAAGGATACACTTTTACACAAAGTCCTGGAGCTACTACCTGGACCATTACTCATGGTCTAAATACACTTACACCTCTTGTAAACGTATATAATTCTGGATATAATCAATTAATTCCAGCATCAATAACATCAACAAATGTAAACGTAACTACAATTACATTTTCTACAGCGCAAGCTGGCTATGCTATTATTTCAAAAGGAAGTGGAATAGTTTCTCAAACTGTAGCATCTGCATCTTATGCAGCTACAGCTACTTCAGCATCTTATGCACAAACAGCATCTTATTTTAGCGGCTCTATTTCGTCAGCAGTAAGCGCTTCTTATGCAGTAAGTAGTTCTTATGCAGTAACAGCTTCTTACGCAAGCACTGTTGGTTTTAATTTTCAACAAGTTACGCCTTCAACAACTTGGACAATAACTCATAATTTAAACAACCAATATCCCCTAGTGCAGATATATGATACTAATAACTTAGTTTTCATACCTCAATCTATTACTGGAACAAGCAATAACGTAACAACAGTAACATTCTCCAATGCAGTAGCAGGATATGCTAGGGTAGTTTAATTGAAAATTTAATTAAGCTTCATGATATTTATAACAAATAACATTCAACAATGATTATAGACAGTGGCATAGCAACCGGATCGCTATCAGTAAGTGGCTCTCTTACAGTTACAGGGAGCACTATTTTAAATGGACCTATTACTATTACAGGCAGTCTAGCTGTGAACGGCTCTATTACTGGAGGTATAACTGGTTCTATTACAAATGCAGTATCTGCATCTTATGCTTTATCTGCATCTTATGCTGTTAGTGCTTCATATGCACCAAGTTCAACTAGTGCTTCCTATGCATTAAGCTCTTCATACGCAGTAAGTTCTTCATACGCTCCTTCTGCTACTTCTGCATCTTATGCCTTATCAGCTTCATACGCAGTAAGTTCTTCATACGCAGTAAGTTCTTCATACGCTCCTTCTGCTACTTCTGCATCTTATGCCTTAAGTTCATCATATGCCCTAACTAGTTCATTAGCTACAACAAACCTATATACAGCATCAGTATCTAATAACGTAATTACTTTTACAGAAGGAGACGGAACAACATTCAATATAACAGTAGCTACCGGCTCGGGTACGAGTACTATAAGCTCATCTTATGCTCTAAGCTCTTCATATGCCGTAAGTTCATCTTACTCTGTAAGTTCTTCTTATGCACCAAGTTCAACTAGTGCATCTTATGCTTTAAGTAGCTCATACGCAGTAAGTTCATCTTATTCCGTAAATGCAACTAATGCAGCAACAGCATCTTTTGCAACTAACTTTACTGCTTCAAATATTTTAGTTAACAGTACTCTTACAGCTCAAACGCTAAACGTACAGTACGTAACAGCTTCTACTGAATATATTACAGGTTCTAGTGTTAATGGTAGTTTAATGACTAACACACATCAGTTTACAGGTAGTGTTTCAGTAACTGGATCCTTGACTATATCTAATAGCACTACATCAACAGGCGGCTTTACTGGAAGCTTATTAGGAACTGCTTCTTACGCAGCTCAAGCTTTAAGTTCTTCATATGCCGTAAGTTCATCTTATGCTCTAAGCTCTTCATATGCCGTAAGTTCATCTTATGCAGTAAACTCAACTAATGCAGTAAGTTCATCTTACGCTTTAAGTTCATCATACGCAGTTAGTGCATCATATCATTCTGGATCAGGACTTATTTCAAATGCAATAAGTTCATCTTATGCCTTATCTGCATCTTATGCAGTTAGTGCATCTTATGCACCAAGTTCAACTAGTGCTTCATATGCTCTATCTGCATCTTATGCAGTTAGTGCATCTTACGCAGTAAACTCTACTAATGCTACAAGTGCAGGCTCAGTAACAAATGCATTAACAGTTGGAACGGGTATAAGCCTTGATTCAGGAACAACATATAATGGTTCAGCAGCTAGAACAATATCAATCGGTCAAGCAGTAGCAACAAACTCGGCAGTTACTTTTGCAAGTGTACTTGCAACCGGTATAATTTCTGGTTCAACTATAAACTCAAGCGGTGACGTAGTTGCTTACAATACTTCTGATAGAACTTTAAAAGATAATTTGTTAGCAATTGAAAATCCATTAAGTTTAATTACACAATTGACCGGTTATACTTTTAACTGGAACGATAAGCAAATAGTATATGAAGCTGGAAGTGCAGATCTTGGAGTTGTAGCACAAGAGGTGGAAAAAATCTTACCTCAAATTACAACAACAAGTGGATATGGATTTAAAGCTGTAAAGTACGATAGACTTATTCCAGTCTTAATAGAAGGAGTAAAGGCACAACAAAAAGAAATAAACGAATTAAAAGAGTTAGTAAATACGTTATTAAATAAATAAGTTATGGGATTTATAATTAAACAGCCTTTAGAAACTAACCAAGGGTTGTTGACTGAGGCTTACGTGAGGATTGAGATGTATAGAGTTGAAGTATTCTATGGTATACTGCACGCAACTGTAGCAATGTATCCAAGCAGACAGGCTGCTAAAGAAACAGTTCCAGAATACTTTGGTGAAGTAAATCCAAAGCCATCACAGGTTGTAGGAGTTAGCTTAGTTCATAAAGGAGAGGAGATTGAATACCCTACTTACTTTGAATTTCCTATGATAGAGCCTGTAGAAATAGAGGTGCCGCTTTTTGAAGAAGTAAAAGAAGTAGTAACAAGTACCTATTACGACTTTGACGATGAGGGAAATATTGTAGAGCAGATTAGAGAGAGTGAAAATACAAAGACGGTTCAAAAAGGAACTGAAACGATAACTAAGTATAAGATAGCTATAGACAAGAACGAAGGTAAAGTCTACGAATTTGCTTATGCTTCAGTTAAGGAGGAATTTGGAAAAATATTTGGTGACGAAAACATAATAGACGAATAATGGGTATAAGTACACAAGGGGCTACAGGCGTATCACTTAATACAGCAGCTACATTTGTTGGAGCCTCTCCAAAGTCTTTACGAACTGTAGGGGGTAAAACATATCCTAGGTATAATACTGGTACTGCTAATATGAGTACTATGTTACAAAGTACTAGTTTATTTCAAGTTATAGTTCAAAGTAGCAACATAGCACAAGGTACAGTGAGTATTACGTATCCGTTTTCAGATAGCGGTCAAGGAGCTGGTACAACCTATTTTGCTGTTTCAAAGGTTTACTCTTATATTACCATTGTAGCAACTTCAATCTACCCGTTCTACTTTAGAAGATGGGCTACTACTTCAGGGGGAACAACTCCAATCCTAACAGGAGGTGTAACTACAGGTGCTAACCAACCTTACGGTACCGCTGCCTCTCCAATCGTATATACTTACAACTTCAACACAACAGACGCTGCAAGTTATACTACGATCTACGCTGTGTTCTCTTAATATTTATTATAAATTTAGTTATGAATGTTGTATGGTGTGCTGAACATATGTCCTTTCACTCTGATTTAGAGAAGGCATTCTTATATACTTCCATCCTTACATGGAAGCACTTTTATCCCGAACATACTACCAACCTATACTGTGATTCACACAGTAAGCAACTAATCTCAGACATGGGAATCCTAGATCTATGGGATAATGTTAATACTGAAGTACTAGATAGAAAACAATACGAATTCAACGAAGATGCTTTCTGGGCTTCCGCTAAATTAAAGGTTATAAACGAATTAACTGCACCGTTTGCGGTAATTGACTTAGATCTATTCATAAAACAGAGATTTATACCTGAAGATTACTGGAAATTAGATATTATAGGTAATTTTATGGAAGTTACCACCAAACACTACCCGGAACCTTATAAATTACGTAAGTATATGGAGCTTCCTAACTACGATTGGGATGATAAAGCTATCAACGTAGCTTTTCTCTATATTAACAATGAAAAGCTAAGGGGAATCTATGCTCAAACCGCTTTAGAATGGATGAATGTTATGACGAAGAAAGGCGGGGAGATAAACGGGTTAAACATGGTCTTTTGTGAGCAGAAACTACTATGGCAGCTTATAAAAGAGATGAATTTAGAGCACAAATACCTTTTTAATGAGACCTTAGTATGTCATAAAGACGAATGGTATGAAAACGGGCTTGGAATCTTCCCTAAAAAGGAAGAATACACCTATGCAACTCACTTCGGACCAGATAAAAGAAGAGCTTTCGATGAAAGTCATGGATACTATGTAGAATGTAAACAAAACATATTAGAAACTTTTTATAAATTGTTTCCGAACTTAAGTAAAAATGTCTTAAATTTATTGAATCATGGACATACTTAATTCTGACTACGTAAGAAGACATATTACCAATAATGAGAATACTCCGGTACCTTATAGATGGACTCATGGAGCAACTGACTTACATATGGGTGATGGATTGATAGTATATTCTATCATTCAGCATATGCGAGCAAAAAACTGCGTATGTATAGGATCAGGCGGTGGATTTATTCCTAGAATTATGACTATTGCACGAAGAGACTTGTACAGGCAAGGGATTTTTGAAGGAAACGGGGATCATAACTGGGGAGATATTGGAGCTACTTACCTGGTAGATGCTTGTAACGGAGTTGGAGGGTATAACGATCTAGAAGATGAGAATTCTTTCTTCAGGTATATGTTTACTCCTCGTTTTATTAAAGAGACTTCCGAAAATGCCTACTATAACTTCTTTGTGCCGCAAGATATAAAGATAGATGTGCTGTTTATTGACGGAGACCACTCATATGAAGGAGTAAAACTCGATTTTGAACTCTATTCGAAACTTTTAGCCCCGAAAGGTGTAGTAATACTACATGATTCCGATGAAAATTATTCTAACTCTCTAATAGTTTCGGAAGATATTAAGAAAGATCATCATTCTTTCGATGGACCTGTAAGATTTATTAAGGAATTGCAAAAAAATACTAAATGGAATTTGGTAAATCTATTTAATTTTCATACCTTTACAGATAAACCATCTTCAAGCGGTATAACTATAATTAATAAAAGATGATTAGATTAGCAACTGTAGTTGGATCTAGAACGAATATATTGTGGCATTTCTTAACTTACTATTCTAATATAGTAGATGAGATTTGTGTAGGTATTTATGATTGGGAAGATAAAGAGCTTTCTAAAGAAGTAGAAAAGATAGTAGAGGAGTTTCCAAAAGCAAAAATAGTTTTTAGACGTACTGCTGAAAAGTACAATTGGGAGACTGTAACTAGCATGTACAATGAAATAAAAAATCAGCATCCTGAAGATTGGTGGATTGTTGCCGATGATGATGAATTTCATGAATATCCTGAATCTCTAGAATATATTATAAAGGACTGTGAAGAGTACGGATGGGATTTAGTAAGAGGAGGATTTGTTGATAGAATAGGACCAAACGGAATATTTCCAGAGCTACAGCCAAAAGAAGATATCTTTGAGCAATTTCCTTTAGCAGGATTCTTTAGATATCCTTTATCGGGAGCTTGTCCAAATAAAATTTGTATAATGAAAGGATATGTAGAATTAACTCCTGGCCAACATTATGCAAAGATAGATGGACATACGACTTGGAAATGGCAAGGTTGGAATCATCCGCTAATTGCTCCTTATAAAAAATATAACGTTATAGTAAACCATTTTAAATGGGATGCTACTTGCGGTGAAAGAATTAGAGCAGTAGCAAATACAAATAGAGAAAATGCATACTCAGAAGAATACAGAAAAATGTATAGAGAGTTAGCAAAGTCTAGATTTAAGATTGATATAACCGATCCTCGCTTTATGATAGAAGAAGTTGGAGCTTGGAGCTATAAAAACTGGGATAAATTACTAAACATAATAATTTCAATATAATATGACACAAGAACAAAAAGACGCAGTCCTTTTAGAAACTAGAAAAGTAAAAGCGTTAGAAAAAATCGCTAATTCTTTAGACTCTCTAACTTTATGGTTTGAAGAAATAGATAAAAACGAATGGAGCGAAAGAGTTCAATTTTACTTATCAGAATTTCATACAATAAGTAAGAAAGATGCATAAGCTAGGAGTAATCGTACCATATAGAGATCGCTTTGAGCATTTTGGAGTCTTTAAAAAAGCTATAAGTAACTACTTAGATAGTAAAGGTATTTCCTATGAATTAATTATTGTAGAACAAGATAATGCTTCGTTGTTTAATAGAGGAAAGTTATTAAACATAGGTTATACTTATGCTAAAGCTCTTCACTGCGACTACTTAGTTTTTCATGACATAGATATGATTCCTATTGACGTAGATTATTCATATTCTGACATTCCTATACACCTTGCTACTGGTTTTGAATCTAATGAAGGAATAAATCGTAGTATATTTGATACTTACTTTGGAGGTGTAACTTTATTTCCAATAGAAGTGTTTGAATTAATCAATGGATTTTCAAACAAATATTGGGGATGGGGATTCGAAGATGATGATTTACTTTATCGATGTAAGATAAGTCACGTTCCGTTAGATAAGAAAATACTAAAGATGGCTTACAGTAATACAGCCGCTCTAAAGTTTAATGGACATAATGCTTACGTACAGTGTCATAATAACATAGACCTTACTAAAGAAACTTCTATTTTTATAACCTTCTATCCAGACGAAATAACTTTAGATCATGATAAGTTTGACGATGAGTTTACTATATTTTCAATTCCAGGCTTAGATTTTGCTATAACGTATGACTCTTATCAAAAATATAAGTTTACAGCTTATAATAGTAACAAAGAAGTTATATACATTACTTCTGATATTAAACCAACTTATAGAACTAACATCTGTCTTACAATTAATCCAGGAACAAGAATAATAACAATGTTTCAAGATGGAGAATTAGTAGGTTCAACAGAGTATAATGAGTTATTAGATTATAAAGCAGAAAAGTATTTCTACTTAGGCTGTGGATATCCTCACAGAGATAAAACTTCTAATTTCTTTAAAGGACTGTTGTATACTTTTGCTGTATATAATACAATATTAGAAGAAGAAGAGATTAAAGAGATTTCAGATAATAAATTTTTTGGATTAACTCAAGATTTTGGTAATTACAAATCTGCTCATTTATTGAAACTATATTACGATTCTAAATTTGTAAAGGATTATAAATTAATGGATCTTGCAGGAGGTAATAGAGGGTATATGACTGAATGTGAAATCGTTGCTTATACTTTTAAAGAGGGTAAGATACTAGATATTCCTTTTAGAAGAGAAAGTAAGTTTAAATTAATATCGCATGCTGAGAATGGATTTACAGGAGGAGGATGGAAGGATATTAATACTAGATATAATCAATTAAGGTATTATAACGAAATAGCAAAAGGATTTGGAGACCATACCGTAGATGGGCTGGGTGATTGTGAATATAAAGTACATAACTATACCCATATTGAAAATCAAGTACACGTAAATGTAGGAATATGAAATTAGGAGTTTGCGTACCATATAGAAATAGAGAAGCTCACTTAGAGCAGTTTATACCTCGAGTAGGAAACTTTTTAGAAGAAAGAGGCATAGAATACTGTATGTATTTTGGCCATCAAATAGATGATAAGCTGTTTAATAGAGGTGCTATGAAAAACATAGCTGCTGAACAAGCGTTTAAGGATGGTTGTGACTACATAGTATGGCATGATATTGACATGATTCCAGAAGACGATAATTGTGACTATTCTTTTCCAGAAGATAATCCTAGACATATTGCAATTCACATTTCAAAAACTAATTACCACTTAAAGTATGCCGATTACTTTGGTGGTGCTGTAATTTTTAGCAAAGAGCAAGTAGAAAGAACTAATGGATATTCAAATGACTATTGGGATTGGGGAATGGAAGATGATGATTTATTTTGGAGATGTGTACTAGAAGGCTATGCAAATATAGATTATGTTAATTACGAAAAAACAAAACCTTTTTTAAGATTTAATGGTGATAATTCGCATGTAAAAATTCCATCTAGTCCAACCTTAAATGAATTAACTAATAAATCTCATACGGTAAGTGTATTAGTTAGAGCTTTTCATCAAGAAAAGAAAATGCCAATTTATTTAATAGGAGCTGAAGATAAAAGATACGTAGAATATCCAATTTTTAGAAGACCTGGATATGATTACGGTATTTCGTATAATAATTCAAGAGCCTATACGGTGATGCTATGGGATATATTCAGTAAACCTCTTTACCAGTGGATGAAAAGATATGAAAATCAATGGACCTGGGTTACATTTACTGTAGATGCAAATAGTAAAAAAATACATACGTATTTAAACGGAATAGAATCTCAAGCAGCAAGTGGAACTGGAACTGACTCCCCAGCTTCCTATTTAGGAGGCTTAAAAAGGTACGACGATGTAGATTATTACTTAGGAATGTCTCCTTCTGCTAATGAAAACGATCCTGCTAAGTATTTTAAAGGAGATATAGGTAAGTTAATAATTTGGAATAGGTGTTTAACTCAAGAAGAAATCGTATCTTCATTTAATAATAAAGTAGAGGGTGCTGTTTTAGATTATGATTTTCTAAACGACAAGCTACTAAAAGATAATACAGGAAATAACAATAATGGCCTTGTTTCTAATTGCGAAAGATTAGAAGAAACTATTAAAGTACCACATACAATCGTACCTCATAGAACTCCAGGTAGAATGGATTGTTTAGATCATATTGACGAAGGATTTGTGGACGGAAAATGGGCAAAAGGAGAGACAACAGCCAAAAATGAATATCGTTATATAATGGGTATGCAGCAGGGTAAGATAGATTACAAAGCAGATGGTATGAATAATTTAAAATATACTTTAGTGAGTATTGAAGAGTTAACTCCTAAAGCTAAAATGATAAACGTAGTATTATAATGGAGCATTTACATGATATAAAAAAGGAATTAGATAGTAAAGGCTGTGGCTTCTGTTTAGCAAAGTGGACGCAAGTTACTATGCATCTACATAATGGAATGACACATTCATGCCACCATCCAGGACCACATAAAATACCTCTCGAAGAAATAAGAGTAAATCCCACAGCTCTGCATAATACTAACTTTAAAAAGTTAAAGAGAAAGGAGATGTTAGAAGGTAAAAAGCCTGCCGAGTGTGATTATTGCTGGAATGTAGAAAAAACATCTAATTCATTTTCAGATAGAGTTTTTAAATCTTCTGAACCTTGGTCCTTACCTTTTATGGAAGAAATTAAAGGCCTTGATTGGAAAGCAAATTATAATCCAAAGTACGTAGAAGTAAGTTTCGCTAATACTTGTAATTTTAAGTGCTCATACTGTAGTCCAATGTTTTCGTCTAAGTGGATGGAGGAAATAGAAAAGTATGGTGCATATCCCACTTCTACAAATTTTAATGATATAGACTATTATAAAAGATTAAGCCAACTCCCCTATAAAAATTCAGATGAGAATCCGTACGTAGAATCTTTCTGGAATTGGTGGCCTGATTTATACAACGATTTGCATACCTTTAGGATTACTGGTGGAGAACCATTACTATCAAAAGATACATGGAAGGTATTAGAATTCATAGATACAACAGAATTCCCTAATAGAAACTTGAATCTTTCTATAAATTCAAACTTAGGCTCTCCTAAAGTTTTAATTGAGAAGTTTGTAAAAGTAGCTAAGAGTATTATAGAGAAAGGAAGAGTAAATGAGTTTATAATTTTTACATCTTGTGAAGCTTGGGGATCTCAAGCAGAATATATTAGAAACGGATTAGACTTTAACTTATTTATAGAAAACGTAGAGTATATCTTATCAGAGCTACCCACTGTTTCTATAGTTGTAATGGCTACTTTTAATGTAATGTCAGTATTTAGTTACGATAAATTAATTGATAAGGTTTTTGAATTAAAACAAAAATACCAAACGACTGAACGCTATTGGGTATCGCCAATTCAGTTAGATACTTCCTATCTGAGGTTTCCAACTCACCAATCGGTTAAAATACTTGATAAAAAACATAAAGAATTAATATTAGAAGCAGCTAAGAAAGCATTTTACTATACAACACCCGAATTTAAACATAGTAATATTGGATTTTCTGATATAGAAGTTCAAAAAATAAAAAGAATATACGACTATGCAATATCAGAAGATGATAGTTTTGATGTTGAAAAAAATAAACACGATTTTGTTTTATTTGTTGACGAACACGATACTAGAAGAGGTACAAATTTTTTAGAAACTTTCCCCGAATTAAAAAACTTATACGAAGATGTTAAGAATAGAAAAGGGTAATCCATGGGCAATGTGGCCTGATAACCTGGTAGATAATTTTATAGATAATCCTGCTAATAAGATTTTTGATTACGAGGGAAATTTTATGTTTCATTTAGTTTTTGAATTAATTAAACCGATTACAGAAAAATCTAGTCTTTTTGCAAAACTACCTTCCTACTTAGGCTTTGATTTTGAGCAATACGGAATATCCTTTCTCTATACTTGTAATGGTGAAACAATCTGTAAGTTTATTGATTATATATGGGAACCTGGAATAAAGTATGATTTAAAAATAGTTAAGGTTAAGAATCAATTAGGAATTTCTCTTAATGGAGTTACGGTATATAACCTTACCCTGGAAAGTAAACTAGACAGCGATAAAAATTCTCATTTAGTATTTGGAGCAGGTAATTTTCCTAAAAACGGATTTAATTTAAACTATCTAGATGTAATCTTATATAAATTAGTAATAACAAGAGATAGTAAAGTAATATCAGAGCATGACTTTGATGTTTTTATTCATAATAAGAGTTTTGATAAAACAGGAAATTGTAATTTTCTACATAAAATATAAAATATGGGAGTTTACGCAAAAAAAGATAACGAAAGCTATACAGAGTATAGAGATAGAGCAATTAACTCTGTTTCGCCATCTTTTTGTGGAGCAAAATGGTATAATGCAACTATTTGGCTAGGCAATGGAACAAACGCTAGCTGTCACCATCCGCCAGCACACCAAATACCTTTAGAAGAGGTAGCTATGAGCTATAAAGCAATTCACAATACTCAATATAAGAAGCTTGTTAGAAAGCAAATGCTAGAAGGTGAAAGACCTAAGGAATGTGATTACTGTTGGAAGATAGAAGATCTAGGACCTGATAAAGTTTCAGATAGAGTCTATAAATCCGTTATCTATTCTGACGAAGAGCTATTAGAAGCTAAAACTAAATTAAGTTGGACAGAAGATGTAGATTTAAAAACACTAGAAATAGCTTTTGATCCTAACTGCAATTTCGCATGCTCTTATTGTAATGCTTCTTTTAGTACTACATGGCAAAACGATATTAAAAAGAATGGAGCCTATCAAAACTTAGTAAGTGACGGTGCAGCAGCCTTTCAACATGATGGATCTCACTCATTACCTTACGGTAAAAAGAACGAAGGTAATCCTTATATCGAAGCTTTTTGGAAATGGTGGGAAGCAGAGTTACAACACTCATTAAGAGAGCTAAGAGTAACAGGAGGTGAACCTACTATGTCTCAAGACTTTTGGAAGTTAATGAAATGGTGGGAAAATCATAAAGATTGCGCAGTTGACTTTGCAGTTAATTCTAATTTAGGACAGAAAGATGAATTATTTGAAGAACTATTAAAAGCAAGTCATAATATTAAAAGCTTTCATTTATATACTAGCTGTGAATCTTTTGGTGCACATGCTGAATATATCAGAGACGGTTTAAAGTGGGAAAAGTGGATAGGTAATGTAGAAAGGATGCTAAAGGAGGGTAATGTAAAATCTATAAACTGTATGATGACAATTAACGCATTATGCTTATTTTCTATTACTGACTTTATGGATGAAATTCTAAGGTTAAAAAGAGAGTATAAAACTCCTTCACCTCATTGCTCATTTAACATATTACGCTTTCCTTCCTTTCAATCAATAGTAACCCTACCTAAACATGTTAGAGAGGAGAGAGCAAATCATATTGAAAAGTGGATACTAGATAACTATGACGGAGGTGCAAACTATTTTCAAGATTGGGAAAGAGATGGAATGATGAGAATGGTATCTTATATCAGACAAATTGAAACTGGACATAACCACACTTCTTCTTTAGAATCTAGAGAAAGAGACTTTAAGTCTTTTTATACTCAATACGATATTAGAAGAAATAAAAACTTTATTGAAACGTTTCCTATGCTTAAGGAGTGGTGGGATTCAATTCCTATAACAAATATAGCACCTATTAAAGAACTTGTTGATGGTGATGATGGCAAATCAAACAAGTATGTTACTGAAGTAATGGAGACAGCCAAGAAAGAAGGATGGATACTAAACCCACAATGGGCAAATCCAGGCGCTCAAGACTTTATTGAACCAGATCAACAAGATGAAATGTTAAACTTTATTAAGAACAATGAGTAGTATATGTAAATTACCGTGGGCAGGGTTCTCTAACGATCCAAATGGATCTGCTAGACCCTGCTGTATTTACAAAGGCAATATCCAAAAGGAAGATGGTTCGTTATTCTATGTTCAAAATGATTCTGTGAAAGATATTTTTCATAGTGATTATATGAATGATTTGAGAGAACAGTTTTTAAAAGGAGAAAAACCTAAAGGATGCGAGACTTGTTGGGTAGATGAGTCTAATGGCTATAAGAGTAAGAGACAAATTTACAATGATATTTTTAGTAGTCAAGGACTTGAAGTTAATACAGAAACTGTTAACGAGTATCCAATAGACTATCAAATTATTATAAGTAATGCTTGTAATTTAAAGTGTAGAAGTTGCGGTACATCACATAGTACTCAATGGCAAAAAGAGATAAATAACCTACCAGAAGTTCCTGTAGGTACTAACGACTATGTACATAAGTTTTTAATGCCTTATGGTCAACCTGGAGGTAGTGAAAGTATATTCTTGAACAACTTAGATGATTGGGGACAAAAAGTTAAAAGGCTTGAAATTGTAGGAGGAGAACCTTTTTACATTGAGAAGTGGAAAACAGTATTAGAGTTTTTAGTAGAGAAGGGATATAGTAAGAATATTGATATAGCAATGTCTTCTAACGGTTCTATTTTTAACGAAGAATTACTCAGCAAAATCTGTACTAATTTTAAAGCGGTAGGAATTGGATTAAGTGTAGACGGAATAGGTAAGATGTACGAATACTTGAGAAAGAATGGTATTTGGGAAGAAACTAAAGCTAACTGCCTTAGGTATTATGATTTTTACAAGAAGTTAAATAAACCAGGTGTAGGATTTAATTACACCTATACTATAAGTTGGGTAAATGCTTATAGATTACCAGAATTTCACGATTGGGTTAAGCAAAATACTCCAGAATTTAAAATATGGAATAATATAATACATTATCCTAACCATATGTCTATCGCAGTACTACCTAATAGTGAAAAACAGAGAATAGAGGATAAGTGGAGAATTTATGACTGGGGAAGATATCAGAGCGATATTGATTCAGTACTAAGATTTATGTGGAGTAAGGATTATAGCGACGATGAGATTAAAGCAGAGTATAGAAACTTTACTTTCTTTGATTATGTAAGAGACGAAAGCACATATGATATTATAAAAGAAGACTATCCCTCACTTTTTAAGTTTTTTAATGAATAAACCTGACCAACTAAGTCCCTACTTCTGTGTAGCACCTTGGACACATACTTATTTGTCTCCTCAAGGTGAAAGACGTTTATGTTGTGCTAGTAGAGAAAAGGCTGATTATATTAAACAATACTTAGACTTAGAGAATCCAGACATTGATTCTACATTTAATCCTAAATCATTAGAGGAACATTGGAATAGTACCTATATGATGGATCTTAGGAAGAGAATAATGCAGGGAGAATCTATTTCACAATGTCAAGTCTGTAATGAGCAGATTTTAAATATTAATACCTATAAAGACTATTTTACTAAAAAGCTATTTCCACATAAAGTTGACGAGATATTTGAAAAGACAGATGAAAATGGCTTTACAACGATGAAACCAATTTCATTTGACTATAGGATAAGTAATCTATGTAACTTTAAATGTAGAATGTGTGGTGATTTACTAAGTTCACAATGGGAAGCAGAGAGAAAGATTATGGGAGTTGATGAAAAAAGAGAACCCTTTTATAGTAAAATAAACCAAGACAAGTTCAAAAAGTTTAAAGAAGAAGTTACGGAGGTTGAATTGTGGAATGCAGTAAAAGATGGTTCAATAGAAGAGATTTATTGAGTAGGAGGTGAGCCTTTAATGTGGGACATACATTGGGAAGTAATGAAGTACTTAGTTGATAATGGTCAATCAAAGAATGTTACAATTAGATACAACACTAACCTAAGTAGAATTAGTTTCAAAGGTCAAAACCTTTACGATCTACTACCTCATTTTAAAGACGTACAAGTTTGTGCGAGTATAGACGGTACAGGAGAGATAGTAGAGTATGTTAGACATGGAATTAAATGGGATAATTGGTTAGATAACTTTAAACAGGGCTTATTTTTGAACGACCTTTACGGTTCATACGGAATTACCTTTGATTTAACGATTACATCTCCAGGGTTATTTTCAATTAAGGATTTATACGATCTATCTAAAGAGTTAAATGTAAATACTTTAATTAAAACGACATTTGCTTTTGATAGCTCCATTATAATGTCACCTTTGATGATTCCTAGACCAATTCTAGAGCCTATCTTAGATGATATCTTAGACCATGTTAAAACAGGCATATATTACGATGCAATTTTAAATTTAAAGAATAAAAAAACTTTTGAAGAACAGTTTACAGATTATCGTGAAGGAATTAAAGCAGGTAAACAAAGAATTGAATTTGTAGATGCGTTTAGAGATAATAAAGGGGTTATCGAAAAGATATTTTCACAAAATAAAGCATTAATTGAGTGGTGGAACAAGATTTAAATAAGACTAAAGCGTGTGTACTACCTTTTATACACTTAGCAACGCATCCTAACGGCGTTGTTACACCCTGCTGTCAATCAGACATGTCAAATGGCTTCTCCTTTTCTAAGAATGAAGATTTAAATATACTAGGACGAGAGACTTTAAGTCAAATCTCTAATTCAAAAAACTTCTGTGGCGTAAGAGTTAAAATGTTAAGTGGAGAAGAACCTAAAGAGTGTGCAGGCTGTTATAAATTAGAAAGAGCAGGAGGAATAAGTAAAAGAATGTACGAAAATGAAAAGTATCAACATAGCTTAGAAGAACTTCAGGAAATGGTCAATAAAGACGGTGCATTAAAGCAATTAGATTATAAAGTAGTTGAATTACGGATTGGAAATGTTTGTAACTTAAAATGTTTAACGTGTAATCCAATGAGTAGTACCAAATGGAATGAAGATGTAGCAGAATTGCCTGAAAAATTTCAATCTGGCTTCTATTCTATTGATAAGAGCTTTAGTACTTGGTACAAAGATATAAAATGGTACGATGAGTTGTTAGATAATGCGAAAAACCTTGAGGAGATATACATAAACGGGGGAGAACCGATGCTAATTAAAGAACACCTGTACTTTCTACAAAAACTTTGCGACTTGGGATTAAATAGCAAAATAAGGTTATTATATAGCATTAATCTAACTTTAATTACGCCTAAAGTTATAGAACTGTGGAAACAATTTAAAAACGTTCAATTAAACGTATCTATCGACGACTTAGGAAAAAGAAATGAGTATATAAGATATCCATCTAAGTTCGACGTTACTGAAACTAATTTAGACTTATTAAATGGAAATTCCTTTGATATAAGAGTTACTCAAACAATAAGTGCTTTAAATGTGCATAATGTAGGAAATTTCTACGAATACTTCACACAAAAAGGCTTTAAAATAGAACACAACTACGTGTATTGGCCAGAATACTTACATGCAAGTCTATTTAAAGGAGAAGTGCCTTTAGAAAAACTACCAGAAGATAAGGCAAAGCGATTATCTAGCGAATTAAGTAAAGATTATTCAATTTTTTACAGCGATTTCGTTGATTATATCAAAAGTATTGATTATATTAGAGGATTAAGCATACATGATTATTTAACTGAATTTAATTATTTGTAATAAATTATAATATGGAAAATAGAAAATACCTACCAACATTGGCTGAATTAATCGATAGATTAAGTATTTCACAGTTAAAAGAAGTCAAAATACCTGAACATAAGGAAGAGTATGCACAAGAAATAGCAGACATCGTTCATGATATACAGATATGTCTTGATAGTAGTATTACCCCCATTAATGCAGAAACTATTAGAGCGATTGTAGTATTATCTCAAATGAACGCTCATATCTGGCATAATGAGTCAGCAGTAAGAGCAGGAACTGCAGGACCATCTAATTTAGCATTAACACATGGTATTAACGGTATTAGAAATACTGCAAAAAACAAAATACAAGAAATAGTAGGAGGTAGAAAAGACTATAAAATTGACTGTCTAGCTGCTGAATTTAAAGATTGGGAAATTAGTTGGTAATTAAGCGTAGTATAGCTCAGGATACTCTATAATAATATGCATCCCGCCCGACGCATAAACAGTTTTATAAGTTTCTTCAATATTATCCGGCTTATCTAAATTCCAAAAAGTAATATTTGGACACATAGATTTAAATTCTTCTAAGTAGTTTCCTTTATGTTGATGTCCTGGATCTAAAGGCTTATCCGATCCTTTACCTAAGCGAATAATAATGTTGGATTTCCACTCACCCTTGCTCATTAACACTATCTTATCTACATGATTTACTAATTGATTCGTTGCACAGATTAAAAAGTCCCATCTTGGATAAAAGGTTATAACAAATTTACCTGCCATAGCCATTCCTAAAGATATTCCCATTTGAGATTCTTCCATTACTGGCAATTCAATTAATTTATCTTTAGGAACTTCAACTAGAGTAGTACTCATTGGATTACCTTGCCAAAGAACTTGTTGACCTATGAAAACAGTATCTTGCTGTTGACCCAAATAAGTCATTGAGTTTAGGAGCGCATTTTTATATAAGTTTTTTTCCATTGTTGTTTATTTTTTTTATAATGTTTGTAGCCATAACTTCATGACATTCTTTTGAAGGGTGATGATCGGTAGGAGGTATTTCAAAATGTTCGTAATCGCTATTAATGGTTAAGTGTTTATTTTCATCCATTAAATGGCGAATACATTCGTAATTCTTACCTCTATACTCTAAAGATATAAATCTTTCTGACATGTAAGTATCTTCTTTGATTAAAGACGAATAATCTTCTTCCCAATTAAGAAATAATGTCTTTATTCCTTTAGATTCGTAAAAAAACATGTTTTCTTTTAACTGATTAAATACACTTTTAACATGACTCGAGTACCAATCTTCAAACTCTATTTTTTCTTGACTTAGCCATTTGTAAAAGAGGTCTTTTGTTTCTGGCGAATCTATTTTGTAGTAATGCTGACTACCATCTAAAGTATAAGTAAAAGAATTTCTATTAGGCTGTGAAGTTTGTATTATAATATATTCAAGCTCACTAAAAGATAATGATTCAGTAAATAAATGATCACAGTTTTCTTCTAAGCCAAATACTTTTCTCAAATAATCAAAAGTAGTTTCTTCGGATCCACCGTTTTGTAACATACATACTTCAAAAGTATTAAAATGATTTGCCACAAGTCTTGGATATCTTAATGTTGCACCATATCGCTTATGAGCATCAGTAACTAACTTACTATCATAGCAATCAGGTAGAGGTTCTTTTAAAGTCTCTAAATTAGAATAGTAGTAAAGGCCCTGTCCCCATGTAAAAGAACAACCACCAAATACAATTCCTTTAGTTATTTTATTTGAATTCGTTTTCATTTTCTTTATACCAATTGTAAGCGTTTTTTAAACCAGATTCAAGACTTGTTGTTGCCTCCCAACCTAGTTTTTCTTTAATTTTATTTGAATTTATTTTACGTGTCGGTATCATAGAAGGTTTACCACTAATAAATTCAGTTGGAGCATTGTAATTTGCAATTACCTTCATTATCTCCAATACTTCTAATACTGAATATACCTTATTTGAGCCAACATTATATACTTCAAACATTTCAACTTCATTTTCCATAATAACTTGTAATGCTTCTATAAAATCTTCAATATATAAAAGATCTCTTAACTCACTTCCATCCCCCCAAACAGGAATCGGATTCATTTTATCTGCTACTTTGCGAATAGTTGCTGGAGTTACATGACATTTATTAAAGTCGTATTTATCATGAGGGCCAAATAAGTTAGCTGGTCTAACAACAGTACATTTCATTTTAACAGGTAAATACTTACCGTATAACTCACACTGAACTTCAGCATACCTTTTCATCCACCCCACAGGAAAATAAACAGGGTAAGGCTCATCGAATAAGAAATCGGTTTCAATAACAGGTTCATCACCCTTTGGAGGATAAACTGTATTAGATGAAATAAAGATATAGTGCTGTATTTTATTTCTCCAACTAGCATCAATTAGGAAGTTATTCATTGCTACATTTGGTGTGACATGTGCTAAGGGGTCAACAACAGTATCAACCGCATTAGATGTAGAGGCAGCAGCATGAAATACGATATCAACTTCCTTTGTTGCAGTTAAACATCCTTCATACGCCTGTAGATCATGATACGTGTAATGAACACCATCATGAACGGTTCTAACACCTCTTTTATGTAAGTTAACTCTTAGATTAGTGTACCCCTCTCTAAGTAATCTTTCGGTTAAATTTTGTCCCACTAATCCCGAACCACCAGTAATTAATATTTTGGAATTTTTATTTATCATATTGTTATTTTATTCTCTACATTTTTAACTTTAAAAAAATTAATAAAAGAGTATCTTTTAAATCCATTCTTTACCGCTTTGACTTCATGAATCAAATCACTTTTTGAAAAATCCATAATACTGAAAGTACCTAATAGAGGCTTTACTGTATGTTGAGTACTTGAATTTGTAGTTATAATTAATTCACCGCCGCCATTGTTATAATCCGCCTCACTACTTAAATACATAATTAAAACACATAACCTACCGTTACTGTAACCATCCTTATGATCACTTATAAAATGATCATCTTCGTATAGAGTAAAATCTCCCATTCTATCGCTATCATCTATGACGGTATCTGGATAGAGAGTATTTACTATTTTCTTAGATAAGCTATAAAAGTACTGATGGTATTCATTACTCATAGAAAATTCGTACCACTTTTGTACTGTACGTAAATCATTCTCTTTTATAAATAAATCTCTTTCTAGAATTTGATTTAAAGGTATTGAGTGCTCATAGCTTTGAAGCTCAGGTGCGTAATCGTATCTACATTTTAAAATAGACTCTCTATCTGATTCAACATAACTACAAATACCTTTAATTTTAGACTCTACTTGAGTCATTTCATTTGCATCAATAAAATCATATAAATTACCAACATAAGCACCTTCTTCTAGAAAGCTACTTAATGGAATCGGTGTAGAATTCATATACTTCTTTTAATCTCTCTTTAAATGTTGTTGTAGGTAGAATACTATAAGCTGTTTGCTTAGACACATCCATTAACCTTCTTAAGTCTCCGTTTGGCTTAGACGCGTCCCATTTTATACTTAAATCTTTACCGCTAATACTAACTATGCTATCAACTATCTCCTTAATTGAAATTTCAATACCAGAACCAAAATTAACAGTATCGTTTATTTGCTTTTGATACACTTTTATAATAGCATCAGCAACATCACCAGCATAGACAAAGTCTCTAATTGGAGAACCATCTCCCCAACATTCAATCTCATCCTTCGCTTCAGCAACTTTTTTAATTGTAGATGCTATGACAGTACCAAAACCACTAAAATCATCATACTTACCAAATATGTTTGCCGGCCTTATAATTGACCACCTATCATAACCGTATTGTACCTTATATGCCTCCAATAAAATTTCTCCAGTTCTCTTACTCCAAGCAGGATACCAATCCGCTTCTGAAGGTAAAGTCTTCCACACCGTATCCTCTACAAACCTCTCAGCTGGAGCATAAACACCCACCGAACTAACAAATACTAACCATATATCCTTTTTCGCACATTGATTTATAATCTCAGTGTTAATTTTAAAGGATGGATATAAAAAATCGACAGGATTATTTTTAGCCCTCATTGGTGAACCCTTAATTCCAAAGGTATTAAATACTACATCAAAATTATTACATAGGAAAATAGTTTCAATTATGTTATTCTTAGTCAAATCCGCTTCAATAAAAGACCATCCGCTTGCTGGAAGATGTTTACTTAAGTATAAATCAACACCAACTACGTCGTAGCCTAAACTAATACATTTTTTAACTAAATGTGTACCGACTAATCCACTACATCCTGTTATTAGTATTTTTTTCATTGTATTATTTTATTTGTTCCAAGGTATAAGAGGTAAATCACATAATCCTAAAAGAAAATTCTTATCGGCTGGATTTGATGACCATTTTAAGGATTTCTCATGATTATCGATAAATCTCTGTTTGTTATTTTTGTAAAATTCTATAAAAAATTCTTTATTATCATTAATTCTCTTAACCTCTTCGACAAATTTATATAATCTATCTCTGTGACTAAGAACCGAGTCATAACTATGATCTATAACATCATCAAACCAATCATAATCAAAATGTTTTTTCATCTCAGCAATGTGATTCGGTGAAGCCAAAACCAAAGGAAACTGCATAGCATAAAATGCTTTAAAGGATTTTTCACTAATATGTATAACCTCTGTACGAAATTCAGTCTCAGTACTTATATTAAAATAAGAATTTTCATAGGTAGCTGTTACGTACGTCTCATTCCAATTGACACCATTAGTATGTTCCCTATCATCAAACCAAGTATATTCTTCTTCGTACCTACTCTTCTTTTGCTCAATACTCTGAAAATAGTTTATTTCTTCAGACAACGAATTAATATCTTCTTCATTAAAAACATTATAATAAAAACCCAAATCTTCACTTCGTACCTCCCAACCATTAACTAAAGACCAATCAACATTATCCAATATACCGTATTTTTTCAATAGACAAAGTAATCCGTGTCTATGAGGCCTAGGCCTTCTATTATGACAAAGAAATAAAGCACCTTCTTTGTTAGGTTTATATTGTATATCGCCTATTTTGTTGTGCATTACCCCACCAACGTGATTTTTTACCCACGATGTAGTGTAAAAATTAATATCGCTGTTTAAGATTTCTTTATAATCATTTAGTTTAATGTTATTATTTGAAATCCACAATTGCTTTTGATTTATGTTAAGTGCTTTAGACCATTGATGAATTGCCTCGACAGCTTCAAAAGTTTCAAATTCTTGTTCATTTATTATAACAACATTAAAGTTTGAGTACTTTAATAAGTAATCAAGAACTTCCTCTGGCAACGGTAGCTTATTATCTTTAATTTTGCTTAAAAATAAATTAGGTATTAATGTTATAAAGTAGTAAAATTTTCTATCGGGGTACTTTGGCATATCTTCTAGCAGATATCTTACAATAAGATCTGATCCAAACCCTAGAGCAAACACAGACATATCAGGAACAATCATAAAGTGATTTGTATAAACCTCCCTACAATTAGGCTCTGACGGATATTGAGTATATTCATTCCAATTATCATATACTAAATTTAATGCCTTATTTCCTGTAACAGGTAGTTCGCTTAGCTTTTTAAAAAAGTCATGATCCCGTGTATAATTGTAAGCTTTACACACTTCGTGATTTTTAATAAACCTTTCTTCATTATTCTTATAAAACTCGATGAAAAACTCTTTATTGCTGTTAACTCTCTTGACTTCATTAACAAATGCAAGAAGCCTTTCTTTATCATCTTCTATATTATCATAATCATGATTTATCACATCATCAAAAAAATCATATTCGGGATAAGCTTTTCTAAAATAATAGCCATGTTGGTACGATGCTAATATTAATGGAAACTGCAAGAAGTAAAACGGCTTAAAAGATTTTTCTGTTATGTGTATATCTTCTCCATGGTAGATAGTTTCCGTTACAATGTTAAAGTATGAATTTTCATAGGTAGCATGTTCAAAAAATATCCTTTGATTATTACGATTATCAAATTCAAAATGATTAGTTTCGTATTTACTTTTCTTCATTTCAATAGACTCGAAATATTGAGCTTCTGAAGATAAATCTTGAAATTGTTCTCGAGTAAAAAGCTGCAAACAATTTAACTCAAAATTAACCTTATCATTACCCCAACCATTAACTAAAGACCAATCCACACTTTCTAATATACCGTATTTTTTTAATAGACAAAGTAATGCATATCTTTGAGGTCTAGGAGATCTATTATGACATAAAAAGAAAGAACTAATATCTTTATCAGTCTTAAAGCTTAGTGCATTATTTTCATCTCTTTTAACGTGCGAAATTAAGCAGCGAGAAGTATGCACATTTATACCAGCACTCGATTCTAGCTTATACTCCTCTAATTTTTCATTATTGTTTACAAACCATACCCTATGTGGCTTTAACCTTAACCTTTTTACAATCTCATCCAACTGTTTTACTGCAGTTCTAGTTTCATACTCCTGCTCGTTCATTAAAATTAAATGTAAATTTGGATTTTGATTAATTATTCGAATTATTTCATTGTCTACTGGTAACTTTCCTTTGCTAAAAAAACTAGATTCAAAATTTCCTCTAAACCAAACGTGATAGAAGTACACTTGAGTTGGATTCTTAATTACCTCTTCTAATTTGTAATTTTCAATAGTAACCTGGTTAAGAATCTTCATAGGATCAGAAGAAACTAACCATGCCGAGTTGGTACCCTCTTGTTGATAAGTTTTTAACCTATTAGGTCTAGGGACATTGTTTTCTTCATCCCAATCATCGTAAACAAACTTTAAAATATTACCCATTTTCCTGTTCCGTAGTGCGGCCACTTTTTTTCGTAATTATACCAAATGACGTCACTAGGTATTTCTCTTTTTATTCCATTCCAAGTTGCTTCTGTTGGTGTATTAGTTGAAACACCATTGTCTTCAACAACAAAGACCACAGGTAAGCCATAATTAGTTACGTATTTATGCATTTCATAGAACCCGCCTGTTTCAAAAGCCATGTCACCTATAAAGCACCAAACTTTATCTTCCTTACCGTCTCTCTTGTTGGCAAGAGCAACACCTACAGCAATTGGAATAATTGCACCAACTATAGCAGATGCATAAAACCTATACTCCTCACTTACTATCGTAATCGAACGTCCAGCTAAAATCTCTTCCTCTAACCATTCTGAAGGAACCCCTTTAATTAAAGCATGATAATGAGAACGCCATGTTGAAAATACCCAATCAGTAGATTTAATTCTCTTACCGATTTCAATTAATTGATCTTCATTACCTCCGCTTAAATGCACAGGACCCTTTATCTTACCAGCCTCCCAATGATCTGCTATCTTTTTTTCAAATACCTCTAAGCTAGCTCTATCCCACAACGGCTCCTTAACAATTGCATACTGTTCTAAATTTTTTATCATTTGTCTCTTTTTTGTAATATTGGATTATCTGTTGGCCATTCCATTTGATACTCTAGATCATTCCACCTAACTACCCCTTGTCCGTCTACATCTACATAATCATCTTTATAGAATAAGTTATAATGGAACATACAGTCTGTCAAAGCGTAGTGTCCATTTGCAAATCCTGGAGGAACTAAAACTTGATTTCTATCCTTCTCAGTTATTGTAAATGCCTCCCATTCACCAAAAGTATCCGATTGCTTTCTCATATCTAATACAACTAGGTAGATATCACCAACTGTAGCTTGAACTAATTTCCAAGTCTTATTATCGTAATGTAGACCTCTTAATACTCCTTTATAGGATTTTGAAAATCTACCATGAATACTAATCTCACTTTTATCATAATGAATATGTCTCATTACAGGATGTTCTTCTGAGTGAAAAGTTGAAAAGATTTCACCTCTATATTCTCTATAGATAGACGGAGTAAATACGGGTACTTGATAACCGAATTTTTTTGATGGAGTTTCTATAAACTCATCCCACTTATTGCTCATATTATGTTTGATTTGCGTAACCTAAAGGAAAACCGTTTCTAAATTCTGCGCCCATTTTTGGCACTATCATTTGATAGGCCATTATTAATTGTTTTATACCTCTATCCAAGTCCCATTCTGGCTTCCATCCTGTCGCTTCTATCTTCGTATTAGATACTATGTAGTTACGTTTATCCGGATCTTCGTAGTAATCGTCATATACTACAGCAAAATCCTTTACGTGAGTTTGAATTTTTTCTAATAACTCTTGCTTTGAAAGATTTGCTTCACTTAATCCAACATTAAAAATTTCACCTTTATAGGTATCGTAGTTTTCTAACATGAATAAAAAGGCATTTGCAACATCCTCAATATGAATAAAATTTCTTTTAAATGTTTTTTCAAATACAACAATATACTTATCTGTAATTGCTTTGTAAGTAAAGTCATTAACTAATAGATCTGTCCTCATACGAGAAGATACTCCAAACACCGTTGCTAATCTAAAAATAATAGCATCTGTTTTTTCTTTTAGGATATTTTCAGCATCACATTTTGTCTTACCGTAAACTGAAATTGGACTTAAAGGAGATTCCTCAGTACATTCTGTTTGATTTTCACCAATTCCATATCCACTATTTGTATTAGGATATAATACCTTCTTACCCTTACCCTCTGTAAATTTTACAATATTTCGTATCTGATTAAAGTTTACCTCTTCCGCTAACTCTGGCTCTGCAGCACAGGCTGGAAATCCAACTATAGCAGCTAAAGGAATAATTACATCTGCTTCATCACATAATTTTTCTAAGAGCTTTTCATTGCGAACATCTCCGTGTATAAATTTAAAATTAGAATTAGATGTAAAAGATAATAAAGAAACTTGATTAAATATAAGCTTATCTAGGACTGTTACTTGGTATCCTGATGCAAGCATTTTTCCTGTTATAACTGAACCCAGATATCCCGATCCTCCTGTTATTAATATTTTCATAACTAGAATTTGTTAAATTAAATTTCTTTCTTTTAAATGTGGTACTATTATCTCTTCTGTAAATCTTTCATGCCCAAACCTAGTTGGATGCATATCAATCCTACCATCCCATTTTGGATCAGGAGGCAAGAAACCCTCAGCCTTGTAGTTATCCTTTACCCAGTCGTGACATCCTTTCACAGGCAAAAACTTCGTATGGTCAATCATATCGTACAAATAGCGAACTTCAGCATTATTAATTAAATCATCATAAAATATGTGCTGCATAGTTGACATGAAGTAATTTATTTTCATTTTTTCTAAATACCATTGAACTCTTAATATGTGCTCAATAGTATGGACTATGGAAGATATTGGATGATTGAATATTTTATAATATTGAATACAGTCTTCTGACTTATCCCACTGAGGAGACATCATTCTCCATCCACTCCAATGAGAATCTTCTGACACTCGAGTTGGGTTATGATTTAAGAAAGGAGGACCTACGTACATATCTCCAGGTTCAATATAGCGCTCACCTCTATCTATAGCAGACCACATCACACCTACTATTAAATTTTTAGGATTCGGATACTCGACTAGCTTATTTAATTTGTGAATTAACTTTCTAGATATCAATCCATTACCCTGTGACGCTTCTGCGCAGTTTATTAGGTTAAAGCCGTAAGATTCTTCTAAAATATAAGGCCAGTTGTGGCTATGTGCGGTAAAGCTGCATCCGCTAGATATTAAAGTCTTTTTGTCTTCCATATAACTGTATTGCTATGTATAAATATATTTATTATTGAAAAAGAGTTCAAATTTTAACAAATAAACGTATATTTCGGTTATGAAAAAGCTAATCAAGTGGATTAAAGACAAATGGGAAGAACGTAAGCGTAAAAAGCGATTTAAGAAGAAAATTGAAGAGTTAAAAAAGCGTGATCCATTTATCTATAACCACTAATGAACGTACTAGGAATATCAGCATATTATCACGATTCGGCTGCTTGCCTATTTCAAGAGGGAAAACTTGTGTTTGCATGTGAAGAAGAGAAATTTACAGGAATAAAGCACGATTCTTCTTTCCCTGTTAATACAATACAGTATATTAAGGATACTTACACCGATAAGTTCGACGTAGTATGTTATTATGAAAAGCCGCACTTGAAATTATTAAGAGCTTTAAAGCATAATTGGAGATCTGTACCTAGAACCTTGTGGACAGGCATTAAAGTATGGTTTAAACTAAAGAAGCTTAGTGATACCGTGTTCTTTTCTGAACACCACATGTCTCATTTAATGTATGCTTACAACAGTTCTCCCTTTGCAGATGCAACTCTAGTTAGTATTGACGGAGTGGGGGAAGAGGAGACGTTAAGAATAGTAAGGGTAGTAGACGGAGAATTTATCCCTGAACTTACTGTTAAATATCCACACTCTTTAGGGTTATTATACTCAGCTATCACTGCTTATCTAGGGTTTAAACCAAACGAAGGCGAATATAAGGTAATGGGGCTCGCTTCTTATGGAGATCCGACAAAGCATAAAGGTAAGTTTAGGAAATTACTTAATTATAAGAAAGGACTACACGTAGATATGAAGTATTTCACGTGGAATAGCAGTAATAGAGTAATGTTTAATCACCATTTAATAGAACTACTAGGAGATAACAGGCTTCCTGACGAACCAATAGAGCAAAGACATAAAGATATTGCAGCATCTCTTCAATGGATATACGAAAAAGCTTTATTCCACTTTTTAAACCTGTATCCAGGGGAGAATTTATGCTTAAGCGGAGGATGTGCCTATAATGGCACTGCAAACGGTAAGATAAAGGAAAATACCCCCTATAAGAATATCTGGATACCTGTTGCACCTTCAGATGCAGGTTCTTGCATTGGTGCTTGTACTAATTTTGTACATCATCGTATAAAACAAGACCCTTTCTTAGGTCCGGAGTATAAATTTACAATGTGTAACTCAGAAATGCTAGATTTAAATATTATAGCAAAAAAATTACACGAAGGAAAGGTAGTAGGCTGGTACGAAGGTAAGATTGAGTTTGGTGCACGTGCATTAGGACATAGAAGTATCTTAGCAAACCCAACATTACCTGGAATGCAAGATCGAATAAACAAACTTATTAAAAAACGTGAGATGTTTAGACCATTTGCACCAATGGTTACTCAGTTCGCACAAAATACTTACTTTGAATCGCATAATTTTATTCCGTATATGAATCAAGTTGTTAAGGTAAGAGAGGAATACAGAGATAAACTAAAAGCAGTAACGCACGTAGATGGTACAGCTAGGATACAAACTGTTCATAACCGTGTAACTAATATGCATAAGCTATTAACACGTTTTGAAAAGCTAAGTGGATTTCCAATACTACTTAACACCTCTTTTAATATAAAGGATAAGACTATGGTACTGACTCCCGAAGATGCTTTTAAGACATTCCAAGAAACAGATATAGATATATTAGTAATAAACAATCAAATGTTTTTCAAATAAAAATTATGAGCGATTTAAGTGTAGATTTTTTAGTAGATAATTTCTATGATAAGAAAATAAATTTTTTTAACATAGGGTGTTCTGATTTGTATGATACAATCGACTTTAAGAATCATTTACCAAATGCAGAATTTTATGCATTTGAATGTAATAAGAAATTTAAAGAAAGCAATACCATAACAGCAATTGATCATGGAATAAATTATTTTCATTATGCATTATCAGACATTGAAGGTGAAATAATATTCTATCCATCTGATACATTTAATGGTCAAAAAGATTGGAATATATCTAGCAGTACACTAAAACCAATTCCAACTAAATACTTTGATCTAACATACGGTGAACCCTACCTTGTTAAAAGTATAATTTTAGATAAATTCTGTAACGAAAACAATATAACACCAAATTTTATACACATCGATGCTGAAGGCGCAGAGTATAAAATACTAAGTAAGTTAGGTACCTACAGACCCTACTGCATTTGGTCAGAAATTTGCGCATTCGACGTTTTTTATGAATCAGGTACTTCGTACGAAGATTTTGATAATTTGTTATACGGGTATGGATACACCAAGCTATACAGCAGTAATAACGATGCATTGTATATTCACAATAGCTTTCAAGTGAAAGGTAATAAGTATATTTAGATGGAATTTAAAACATACTGTATTTCACTAAAAGCAGACGAAGGTAGAAAAATATGGATGAAATCTATAGAGGATAGGATTGGACTAGAGTTTCAATTCTTTGACGCAATAGAACCAGGCGATATTACAGTAGAATTGGAAAAAAGGTATTTTGTTGATAGTTATTTAAGCGAGTGGGACTTTAGCCAAAGAGCAACTATGGCAACGTTTTTATCTCACCTAACATTGATTAAGTTATCAGCTGAATCCAAAAGCGATATATTAATAATAGAAGACGATATTGATATAGTTAGTAGCTTCGATTGGACAAAAGTAAATTTTAAGGAATTTGACCTTTACAACCTAGGAGTAGAGGGTAGTTGTTATTCATACTTTGTATCCCACCAAGGTGCTACTAAGTTACTTGACTATTTTAATAGTAGAAAGGTAAAATTTCCTTACGATTATGAGTTATCTATTGTAAATAAAAAGAAAATGAAAATAAAAAGTAGTGAAGAGAGTATTTTTAGGCAATTAGATACATTTAAATCAAATATAGCACCAAATGGGTATGTACTTAAAAAAAATAAATTGATATAAATGAGAGACTTAAAAAATTACATATGTACAGCTCCGTTTGTAAATATTGAAATTCATAATCAAGCTATCTTTATGTGCTGCCCTACGTGGCTACCTAACAATATTGCTCCAGATATGGAAAAGCCGTTAGATGAAGTCTGGAACTCTGAAGAAGCAAAAGAAATAAGAAAATCAATACACGATGGCTCCTATAAGTACTGCGACAAAAAGCAATGTCCGTTTTTATCCGAGTTATTAAACGATAAAAAGTTAAATAATGTAAATCCAATAGTAGAAAGAAAGAATACACCAAGCTACATAACTGATAACTATAATGCTGAGACTGGTGAGATGAATCTTGGACCTTCTGTTATTCAATTTGCATTTGATAGAACTTGTAATTACAAATGTCCGTCATGTCGAGTTGATTTAATTGTTGAAAACTCTAAAGGTATTGAAAGAGTAAAAGCTACTCTTTTAGAAATAGAGACTAAATTCGCAAAGTACCTATCTACAATGTTTATTACTGGCAGTGGTGATCCATTCGTATCAGTTGGCTTTAGAGATTTTTTACGAACGTTCGACCCTAAGAAATATCCAAAATTAAAGAACATACACTTACATACTAATGCATCAATGTGGAATGAGAAGATGTGGGATAGTATGAAGAATGTATGGCCTTATGTTAAGAGCTGTGAAATAAGCATAGATGCGGGTACTAGAGAGACTTATGAAAATAAGACACGTTTAGGAGGTAATTGGGATAATTTAATTGGCAACTTGCATTTTATATCAAAGATACCTGTACTAAAGTACATTAAAACATCATTTGTAGTACAGGATAGTAATTATGCCGAAATGGAAACATTTTTAAAGCTAATGAAATCAATTTTTGGCAAAAAGGTTCATGTGTTTTTTGGTAAAATAAATAACTGGGATACTTTTACTGAAGGAGAATTTAAGCTTAAGAAAGTGTGGGATGTTAATCACCCTGAACACGATCTTTTTAAGAAGGAATTTAATAAGGTTTGGAGAGATACACAAGTATTTCATAACATGTATGAATTCATAGAAGTAAAAAAGGAGATTATATAGATGAAAGTTGATTTAAAAAATTATGTGTGTACAGCACCTTTTAGATTTCTACATATACATGAAGAAAATCAGTACTTTCTCTGTATTCCTGAGTGGTTAATTAAAAGAAACCCTGAAAATCAACCTTTAAGTGAGATCTGGAACTCAGAAGACTCTTTAGAATCAAGAAGATCGGTAATGGATGGGTCATACAGACATTGTGATGCTACTCAATGCCCATATTTATCATATCTATTGAAATTTAACGAGGTAGATCCTAAAGGCCCAATTTACCACAAAGATGACCTACCAAATAAGTTTAAAGAGAAGTTTATTAATCAAGACCCTTATATGGAAGTGGGTCCTGAGAAAATAGAACATAATTTCGACAAGAGCTGTAATTATAAATGTCCTTCTTGCAGAAAAGAGACCTATAAAGCTACTCCAGAGAATTTAATAGAGATAGAAGATACCATGACAGAGATGAAAAGACTGTTTTCAAAGGATGCTAAGACATTATACTTCACTGCATCCGGAGATCCTTTTGTCTCAAACACATTTAGGACCTTTTTACAGACTTTTAATAAAGAAGAGTACCCAAAACTTAAGAGTATTCACTTACATACAAATGCATCTATGTGGACTAAGAAGATGTGGAACACTATGCCGAACATTCACAAGTATGTAAAGACGTGTGAGATCAGTATTGACGCTGCAACTAGAGAAACTTACGAGAATAAGGTTAGATTAAACGGTAATTGGGATAATTTAATCAAGAACCTTAAATTTATCAGTACAATTCCGAGTTTGGAAGAGGTAAGAACGTCTTTTGTAGTTCAACAAGCTAATTATAAGGAAATGAGGATGTTTGCTGACTTAATTAGGGGAATATTCGGTAAAAAAGCATCTGTTTTATTCATTAAAATCAATAACTGGGGAACATTTAACTGTAATCAGTACGAATTCGTTAAAGTCTGGGATCCAATACATCCTGAATACAGTGATTTTATTGAAGAAGCTAAGAAGATATGGATTGAGCCGCAGGTATATCACAATTTACACGACGTAGTAGATATAACAAAGAAGATCGTATAGACATATATATACATAATTGACTTGAATATTTGAATTTAGTAGATATTTATATAAAACTGGTAATTTTATGAAAGGAACTTTTTTTTCAGCTGATTTTGTTAGAGACCAAAACGACGATTTGCGCTTAATTGAGATAAATACTGATACTGGTATTATTGAATCTCAAAAATCTGTATTCGATTGGTCTGAATTTTTTAACATATTAAACAATAATGCAATTACGGAATTGACCGTGGTGTATAAGCATAGTATTCAGTACCCTATTATTGAATCACTAAGAGAATCCCTAGAGAAAAGCGCTCTTTCTATTACATTAAATCCAATCTTGACTCCTGAAGATAGTATTTTCCCTCCAGCAATCGACGATAACGGTAGTACCTTTGTTTTAAGAATGGCGTACGATGAGACATCAATATTGGATTCTGAATACGCTAAAGGCACATTAAACTTATTAAAGTTATTTGCTGATGCAGGCGATTCTCAATCTATTGTTAATTTCTACCATTCATCTAACTTGAATGGAGACTACAATACACTTGATATTAACTTATTAAATCAAGGTAATATTCCGGATGTTATTGTAAAGTCAACAATTGAAGAACATAAATCACACGGCTTTTATAAAATAGGCCAATCCGAACTACCAGTACAGAATAGACTTAATTCTTTCTTAGAAGAAATAAATGATCACAATTTGGTATTACAACAATACCACTACTCACCATCTGCAGTTGAAAGTAATAATAATAAGGTTAGTTCGGTTCGTTCATTTCAAATCGTATACGGACCTAATCTAGATTTATGTACTGTTGCTGATTATGAAATTTTAGCCGTTCTTGATTTACCGACTGAAGTTGGATTCGACGATACATCATTAGTTAATAAAGTATCTAATAAACATTATTATGAGTTTGCAACAAACCATGTTAAAAATATTAGACATGGGTTTATTGGAGATACTGAAATTTTAGACGAAGAAGGCAACACTATTCAAATTAAAGACGTAAAGATAGGCGATAAATTTAAGTCTTACTCTATAGAAAGCGCTCCAAACACAGATGACGAGGCTATTATTAGAGACTGGTTAATAAGCGGTAACGTATTACCAGAAGGATCACATGAAACTATTTCAACTTTAGTTGATATCTATAGCGGCTTAACTTATACTAATGAAATGACCTCTATAAATTTTGGAGATGGTGAAGAGATAGTAATAGGAGGTGAGACGAGATTATTAGTATATAATAAAGAAACAAATACTATAAAATACCGAAGAGTTTTAGATATTAAGACCGGAGACTCAATTCTTTCAAGTAATGGTACTCTAGTTACTGTAAATTCAATTGAATTAGTAATTTTTGAAGAGCCTCAAACTGTTTATGCATTAAACCTTGAGGAAGAAGATAACTTTATATTAGCAACTAAGAATATTCACGGATTTAGTATGAGTACTTTCTTTACAATAGCTCATAACTGCTTTATTGCCGGTACTAAGGTGCAGATGGAAGATGGAACAGAGAAAAATATTGAAGAAATAGTAGAAAGCGAGAAAGTACTTTCATATAATGAAGAAACTAATACAAATGAAATTAAAGAAGTTATTTCTTGTAGAGTAAACAACAGTACTAAGTTAGTAACTTACCATTTCTCAAATCAAACTTCAATTACTGCTACTCCAGAACATCCTTTTTATGTAGACGGTTTAAAATTAGCTTCTTTAGATCCTGAATCAACAAAAACAATACACAGTATAGATAGAGAAGTTGAGTTAATTAAAGTAGGCGATTTAGTATATACTTCAAACGGTATGAGCATGACTGCAATCAAACAAATCGAACTTTTAGATGTAGATAGTACTAGTACTTATATCATCACAGTGGAAGATAACCATAATTTTTACGCTAACAACGTGTTAGTTCACAATAAATAATAATTACTATGTCAGAGACTACAGTGAATAAGATAGTATACAAAAAAGTAGATCAATCAACTACCTTGGAAAGAGCAATGAAACCCTTAAGTGATAAGCATAAGGTACAATCAAACAGTATTATAAGCAAATTTATTAAGCTATTAAAGGCATCACAGAGCTAATGGATTCTGAAAAATCGCTAATGTGGATCAACAAACGATTCATGTGGCATAATTTAGATACAAGTTTTGGTAATAGGGTTGCGAATTGGGAGATAGCATATTATTTAAGAGAAACATTAGGAAGAGGTTATCGTATATTGATGGATCAAACAGAATGGCCTGAAGTTAGCAATGACTTTATTTTTCTACCTTACACATCCCTAGTACAAAACATAGATCAAAAAGTTATTAATACTCCCGACATTAAGGAAGTACGAGAAGACTTTTGCCATCATATGTACTCTGCGAAGCAATTAGCAGACTTTAATCACTTAACGTACACCTTTGATTTTGGTAAATTTAGTGAGAGCGGCGAACTTCTTACTTCTACTTTTCTAAACACACTACAGACTCAGTATCAAGATAAAATACGTCCGTTATCTTATATAAAAATAAAAAACTACTTAGTAGAAGACTATTTAAAAGATATTACTAAGGATGCAATAGGTATACATCTTAGAAGAGGTTCTGGCGTTGCATACGACAAAGATAAAATAGACATTGAATCGTCTAACATAAAAGAATCCTACCTTGATTTTAGGAGTAAAATTTACATATACAATCACGAAGGGTATCCTTACATCAATGATGAGGTTTATTTTAATATTATTGATAATTTTTTAAAAATAAATCCGAATCAAAAGTTCTACATTAGTACAGATCTACCTTTTCACTTAATTTCATATTACGTCGAAAAATACGGTAAGAATATTATCCTTAAAGAAACTATAATAGGTGAGATTAAAGAACTCCTTACTCTATCTGGAGATATTATCGATACTGATGAGAAAGAGCTTACAATATGTAATATGGTTGATTTATTTGCTTTAAGTTTTTGTAAATTCTTAATAAAGTCAAATACCTCAACATGGAGCCTATTTGCCGAAGAATATAGAAAGCAGCCCTCAGTAATCTCAGAAGAGAAGTGGGATACTATCCTAGAACAGTATAATAGCTCTAAAAATAGTATTAAAATTAACATAGGTATTAAAAAACTCATATAAACAGTTTGATAACATTGCTAAAAAGGTTATATTACATTTTATGGACATGTATTCTACATATAAAGGCAAATACAAAGCACAGCAGCAATTTAATGCTTGGAATGTCTTCGAGAAATTTCTATTAGAAGAACCTTTCGACTTAATTGTAGAAATTGGAACCGCAGTAGGTGGTTTTGTTGAATTTTTATATGATTTTAAAGCTGAACACAGTTTAAGCTATAAGCTGATGTCGTTTGATATCGAAGATCCTCATAGTACTCATAATAACTTAATTAGTAAAGGTATTAATATAAACCATATGAATATTTTTGAATACGACTTACAGAGTTTAATACAGAACCACGGTAAAGTCCTATTACTATGCGATGGCGGAGATAAACCAAAAGAATTTAATACCTTCTCAGCATTCTTAAAAGAAGGAGATGTTATAATGGCACACGACTACGTCCCTAATTTTGCAATATTCGGACAAGAGTTTTATAATAAGAAATGGGATTGGTTAGAGATTCAAGATAAGGATATAGAGAAGTGTTCAATTGCAAATTCATTAATACCATATAACTTTGAAGCATTTGCTGATGTTTCCTGGGTATGCAAGATTAAAAAAAGTTAATTATGAATATAGAATTTGAAGAAAATGGATATATTACTTTTAGCAATAAATTAACTCTTGAATTTTTAGATACAGCAAGAGAGATTACTTTAGATTATAGAAATAGAACTATTAATGAAAATTTAATAGGACAGCCTCGTCCGTTTGGTCTTATGAAGTATTGGACAGGCTTAGATGTCGCTAGTACCGAGTATGATAAGCTGTTTGAATTTTACACCTCAGATTTAATGTATGACATAGCAAGTGAGCTGTTAGATACTGATGAAATTTATTTATTCAACGATCAAATAGTAGTTAAGTTACCTAACGATAATTTTACTTTCGATCCTCATAGCGATAATGGATATGGTCCTAATCCGCGAATGGCTTCTGAAGGCTGGTACCGAAGCATAACTTGTTGTTGGGTATTAGATGACTTTACAGATAAAAATGGTCCTATTAGGTTACTAAATAAAAAAACAAAAGAGTATAACACTGCTTACTCAAAAGCAGGAGATATTATTGTCTGGGATGGAGAAACCCTACACTACTCAGAAGAAAATAAATCTAATAAGCCGAGAAGAGTTTGGCTACAAGTCTACACAACACGAGATATAACAGTATTACATTCAGACTTTAAAAACTTCTATTCACAACGATTTGTAAAAGGTAATAATATTAATCGATTAAAAAAATAAATATGATGCTACACGCATACGGGGATAGTTGGACCGCCGGAGTAGGATGTGATAGGAAAATTGAAGATAATTTGCCGAAAAAAGACAAAATTAAATTTCAAAATGATAATAGTTGGGTTAATTTTCTCTCAAAAAAAATGAATATTCCTCATGTTAATAACGGAGTTAATGGGTTATCAAATTTAAAAATTTTTAATAATGTAATAAATGATTTAAAAAATGGTGTTATCAAAAAAGAAGACCTCTCAGTAATAATGTGGAGTTCTTCTTTAAGAGACACGGTACCATTTCTACCAAGTGGTGAATGGGTTACATGGTCAGTCAGGCACTTAATTGATGAGCCACATAAATTTTTAAATTCATATCAAAGCGAACATATCGATTTTGATAAATTTTTCATTAAGTTTAAACAATTATATATAACTGAAATTTTTAATCAAAATTATTATAATATTGTTAATCAAAATTATATTATCTTTATTCAAAAAATTTTTGAGTTTTACGGTATGAAGTATATTATGTGTGATTCTTTTGAATCTATGTTGATTGATTTACATAAAAAAGATGATATTACTCATATAATTGATAAAGCATATTATTGGGGATTTAATAAACAAACATTTAAGGATTTTTTAAATGAGAACAATAAGAATAACATATGGGAATATCAAAATGAAAAATATAAATCTAGAGCTTCACAACACCCAAATAAAGAAGGGTATAAACTAATTAGCGAAGAATTATATAAATATATTATAAAAAGATTTTAATACTAGTTAAAATATTATAAAATGGATAAAAGACAACATATAATATTTGTTGATGAGGTTAATCTCCATAAAGACAATTCTTTAAGATTAATAATTGAAGCTATTAAAAAACAACCAAAAAATGTTTTATTTTTTAATCCAATGGAGTTTGGCATCTACCTTAATTTTAATGAAATTAAAGATGATGTTAATGAGATATATGTTTTATTGACAAAATTTGATGTTAATTTGTTTATTTTAAATGGTGGATTTAATGAGTTTGATTCTAAAAATCTTACACACGAAAAAATAAAACACATACAATGGCCAACATATCTTTTACATTTTACAAATCACAACTTACTTGTAGATCTTAAACAAACATTTGAAAATAAAATTTTTGAAAAATTATTTGTTTCCTATAATAGAAGAATTACATATCATAGATGTTTAATGATTGACTTATTGAAGAAAGAAGAATTAATGGATTACGGCAAAATTTCTTGGTTAAATGCAACTGATCCCACTTGTGCTTTTAATTATGATTTTAAATATTGGAATCAAAGTTATATGAAAATTGATGATTATTCTGATATTAATAATCCCGCAAAAGTTAAAGATATTCTTAAAATAAATGTTCTATTTAATCTTGTTACAGAAACGAGAGATGATGATTATATGTTAGTAACTGAAAAAACATATAAACCAATACTTTTAGAACAATGTTTTATATGTCTTGGTTCACCAAACCAAAATAAAATATTAGAACATATTGGATTTAAATTATATGATGAGATATTCGATTATGATTTTGATTCTAATCCAGATACTGATAATCGCGCAAATGGCATTATTGATAACATAAAGAAATTAAAAGATAAAAATTATAATGAATTATATAAATTAATTAAAGATAAAATTAAATACAATAAAGAAAGAGCTAATCAAATATTAAATAAAGATGCGTATATACCGAATGAATTAATTAATCTATATAATCAAAGCCCTAACGAATTTGAATATGAATATTATAAAATGTCAGATGCATTTCAAAATATAGGTATTCTTATTAAAAATAGTATATAATATATGAAAAAAAGTAATAACATTAACCAAATTGAAAAATGGAACAAGTAAGATTATTTGATAACGAAATCTATAAGCTCGAGTATGATTTTAAATGGGATTTAATAAAAGAATTTTGTTATCAATACCATTTAGAATATGACGATGTTTATGGTAGATATGGTGCAAATTTTAAACCACACAAAGTTGAAATGTTTAAAGGCTATTATGATTATCTTGAACCTCTCTACAAAAAAATTATAACTGAAAAATGGGGACTACCAGACAATCATGAATATTATATTGAAGATTCTTGGTTAAGGTCGTCATCTTATGGTGAAAGTAAATTAGAGCATAATCACGGAGACGTTGTTGCTGTTATTTGTGCATATCTTAAAATACCCAAAAATTCTGAAATATTAGAAGTTAAAAATCCAAGCTACGACTCTTACAAATTTATACCATTTCAAGACGAAAGTTGGAGTTGGAAAAGAATACCAATAAAAGAAAACGAGATAGTTATTATGCCAGGCTGGTATCTTCACAGAACACAGGAGAATAAATCACAAGATGTGAGATTTATGATTGCAACTAATATTGGAATTAAAATAAAAAAGAAATTATTATAAAAAAGAACTAATGCTTGTATACGAAACAGAAGAATCATACTATATATTTTTTTTAAAATCTGGACACAGTTTATTAAACTCAGTGTTTAATAATGTATTTGCTAAGTATTCAATAGGCTTTAATAGCAGTTGTAACATACCATTAACTAGCGAGGAATTTAGACAGAAACAAAAGTTTTTATTTGTTAGAAATCCAATAAGTAGATTCTTTTCGTCATACTACTTCTTTGATTTTGATAAAACGATGGGAATTGATGCTTATATAGAATATTCTACTACAACTAGCCAACGAGATCGCGACTCACATCTTAAATCTCAATACAATTGTCTCACTGTTGGAAGAGATATGAAATGGACAAGTATGAGGGATTACTTCGATAGTGAGCTTGGAGAGTATAAAATAGTTAAACTAGAAGACCTTGATAGAGATATAGAATACTTTAGAGAAACTAAATCAAAAGCAAATAACACTGCTTTTTATTCGGAAAATAGTACTCTTTTTAACCAAGAAGTAAATTTTAATTTTCTAAAAAGTAAAAATAAAGCAATTAATATTGATTTTATTTTACTATATTCTTACTATAAGACTTATTATGAGAAAACAAAATTACACCATAGGAAAGTTGATTTTCTAAGTAAGATCAACCAACGCCAGTATCTCGAGGTTTACTATTTATTTGAAGAGGAAATGCTATTTTACGGTTATGAACATCTGGATAATACAAGATTTATAAAATCGGTAATATGATATTTTGGATAACAGGACAGCCTGGTGCAGGCAAAACAACATTAGCTAAGTGGCTTGAAGCACACTTTGCAGGAAAAGCTACTATTATAGACGGCGATGATATTAGAGAGATTTTTGATAATAAAGACTATTCAGAAGCAGGGAGAAGAAAGAATATAGAATTTGCACAAAACATAGCTAAATTCATTCATTATAAAGGAGAAGTAGCTATCGTATCATTGGTATCACCTTATAAAGATCAACGAGATTCCTTTAAAGAAGCTATGGGAGACAATATTAGAGAGGTGTATGTACATACTTCAAGTATTAGAGGTAGAGAGCAGTTTCACGTACAGGATTACGGAATGCCTACTGAAAATTTTGTAAGTATTGATACTACAGATCAATCAGAATTTGAAACATTTCAACAATTAAGACAAAAACTAAGTTTATGAAAAATATATTAGCAAAGGGAAATGGTAGCGGTAAAGGTCATGCAATGTTTATTGGACGTTGGCAACCCTGGCATGATGGACATCGTTGGTTAGTAGATCAAGCTCTAAACGAAGGCAAAAAGGTACTACTGTGTATTAGAGACATAGAACCTGACGAAAAAAACCCTTGGACTGCACATGAAGTTATGATGAACCTTACTAACGAATTAATAAATTTAATTCAAGAAGGTAAAATTAAAATTATTACTATTCCTGATATCGAATCTGTAAATATTGGTAGAGGAATTGGGTATGATGTTATCGAACATGTACCACCTCAGGAAATACACGATATTTCAGCTACCGCAATTCGTGAACAAATGAAAAAAGAAAGAAAGTTATGGTAGTTGAACGTAAACGACATATAGCCAAGACAATTAGCTATAGAATTATCAGTACTTTAATTGGATTCTTATTAATGTGGCTAATTAGCGGTTCAATTAAGGTAGGTGCTGCATTTGGTGTAGCTGAACTCATCTATAAACCTATCCAATATTATATTCACGAAAGAGTCTGGTATAGGTGGATTAAATACGGACTAAAAAATAAACAAGTTAAGCCTTAAATAAAGTTTTTATGATAAAATTACACTTAGGTTGTGGAAAAAAAGATTTCGGTCCGGAATGGACACATATAGACGGAGGAGATTTCTCTCATTTACATTCTCACGATATTACAAACATACCGTTTAAAGACAATACAGTAAGTTTAATTTACGCCTCGCATGTATTTGAGTATTTTGATAGAGAAGAATCTGTTACAGTATTAAATGAATGGCGTAGGGTTTTAAAACCTGGCGGCATATTAAGATTATCAGTTCCCGACTTCAAAAAAATAGTTAAACTATATATAAGCGATCATAGTATCAGTAAATTTCTAGGTCCCCTATACGGTAAGATGAAGATGGGAAATAAAACTATATACCACAAGACAGTGTATGATTATAGTTCTTTAGACTTTCTATTAAAACTTAATGGCTTTACTAATATAAAGCTCTGGGATTGGAAGCAAGTAGATCACGGTAATTTTGACGACTATTCACAAGCCTATATTCCACATATGGATAAAGAGAACGGTACTTTAATAAGCTTAAATATTGAATGCGTTAAAATCTAAGGTTCTTATAAAAGTCTATATATTTATATAAAATAACAATAAAATCACACATTATGACATTAGTACTCGTTATCATTGTAGCAGTAGCATTATTTGTTGCCTACAAATTAAACAAAACTAAGATCTCTCAAGTTATCGAAAAGGTAGAAAGTAAAGTTGAAGAGGTTAAAGAAGTAGTAAAAGAAGTAGAAGTAGTAGCAGAAAAAAAAGCAAAAGTTGCTAAGACTACAGCTAAAAAAGTTAAAAAATAATTAAAATGTCTGAAAAAGTTACGTTAACACAAGAGGAACTTAAAGAGTTCCAAGGTCTTAGAGAAGAAATCTTTGAAAGCATTAGCGTTTTAGGTGATTTAACCTACAGAAAGACCCTTTTAGATTTCGAAATTGAGAATCTAAGTAATGTCATCAAGCAAAACGCCCTTAAGGAAAAAACCTTATTAACAGGGTTTGGCACTAAGTATGGTAACGGTTCTATCGATGTAGAAACCGGCGTTATTACCCCAATACAATAAATTAGGTTTTGCCATCGTTACCAGCTATTTATTATCAGAAATAAACACATAAAATGGCAGAAGCATTAATTAGTCCAGGCGTTTTCCTAAGAGAAAACGATCAATCTCAAATAACAGCAGGTCCTATCACAGTAGGAGCGGCTTTAATCGGCCCTACAGTAGTTGGTAGAAAAGACACTCCAACTCTAGTAACTTCATATTCTGAGTATTCAGCTAAATTCGGTACTACTTTCATTTCTGGAGGTAATACACAAGAATATTTAACCTCTCAAGCAGCATATAACTACTTCCAACAAGGAGGTACTTCTTTGTTAGTGACAAGAGTAACAAGCGGTTCTTACAGCGAAGCTGACGCTTTTGTACCTAATTACATAGGTGCTAACGCCTCTGCAATAATCTCTGCTTCTTTTACAGACGGAGCTTTCGCTGCAATATCCGGTAGTATCTTAGGTAACTTCCTAGCTACTTCAAGTGTTGCTTTAGTTCAAGCTAGAACCAACGGTAGCGGTATTTACTACTTCGCAACAGGATCTACACAAACAGCTACTATAACTAATCTTGTAACAGCAATCAATAGATACTCAAGTAGCTTTGATTTACGTGCTGTTGCTACAAGTACTTCTGCCTCTCTTATAGCAACTATTCCAGGTACAGCAGGAAACGGCTTTAGCTTTACAAGTGGTTCAGTTACTCAAGCTTTCGCAGGCGGTATCGATGCTACATATGCTTTCGAAATTCAAACATTATCAGTAGGTGATGTAATGAATAATAACCAAGGTGCTGCAATCGGTCAAACTTCAAACGGTGTTTTACCTTCAGGATCTTCTTCTAACGTTAGATGGCAAATTGCACAAGTAGATAGCGGATCTGGCTACTTTACTTTACTTGTTAGACAAGGTAACGACTATACACAAGGCCAATCAGTATTAGAAACTTGGACTAACTTATCTTTAGATCCAAATCAAAATAACTATATTGCATACGTAATTGGAGATCAAGCTCAAACTGTAAAGTACGATGAAAGCGGTCAAGCTTACTTCCAAACTACAGGTAGCTATCCTAATAGATCTAATTACATTAGAATCTCTAATGTTTTTACACCAACACCAAATTACCTAAACCCACAAGGTAGACCTTTTTCTCAATATACAGCTTCTTTACCGTTAAACGGAAGTGGTTCTTATAACGGTTCTTTTGCAGATGCAACAGGTCCTTTATACGGTTGCTTTACTGGAGCAAATTATGCCCCATTAAATTTATTCGAGCAAATTCCAACAGTTGAGTCTGTAGCAACTACACCAACTACAAATATACAAGGCGTATTTGCTAGCGATTACGATACAGCTATTAACTTATTAGCTAATCAAGATGCATATGTTTACAATTCAATTTATGCACCTGGTATCTCTAATCAAAATGCAACTAGCCAAGTTAGTGCTTTATTATCAACAGTACAAACTCGTGGTGATGCTATTGCAGTAGTAGACTTAGTTGGATATAATCAAACTATCAATACAGTAAATCAAGCAGCTCAATCTTACGATAATTCATATGGTGCTACTTATTACCCATGGGTGCAAGTAAGATCTACTGAGACTGGTAGATTGCATTTCGTACCAGCTTCAACTGTAATTCCAGGAGTATATGAGTACAATGATAAGGTATCTGCTGAGTGGTTTGCACCAGCTGGTTTAAACAGAGGAGGTTTACCAACAGTAATCCAACCTGAAATCAGATTAACTGTAAATCAAAGAAATACTTTATATAGCTCTAAAGTTAACCCAATTGCAGTATTCCCAGGTCAAGGTACAGTAGTATATGGCCAAAAAACATTACAAGCTAGAGCTTCTGCTTTAGATAGAGTAAATGTTAGAAGATTGTTAATTGCGTTGAAAGGATATATTGGTCAAATTGCACAAACATTAGTGTTTGAACAAAATACAGCAGTAACTAGAAATAAATTCTTAGCTCAAGTTAACCCTTACTTAGAATATGTACAACAAAGACAAGGTTTATATGCATTCAGAGTGGTAATGGATGAGACTAATAACACACCAGATGTAATCGATAGAAACTTACTTGTAGGTGCTATCTACTTACAACCAACTAGAACAGCTGAATACATCCAATTAGACTTTAACATCTTACCAACTGGAGTAACATTCGGTTAATAAAATATAAAAAACAACTCGATGAAGAATAGTACAAAAGTTAGATTACATTTATCTAAAAAATTGTTTGAATCTCTAACAAGAGAGATTATCAAAGAAGCTAAAGCTAACGACGGTTACACTGTAGCAGTTAAAAAACCTAAAGCACCTAAGCAGGTAAAAGAAGTAAATGCAGTAGCAGATACCGATAAGATGAAAAGAATGGAGGGTAACGTACCAACTTCAACATCTACAACAAGTGTTCAAGATATGAATATGGGTAATGACGGTAAACCAGCTATTCCAGGTTTAAAAGAGAAGATGTCTTCTAAAGAGAAAATGGCTAAGGGCTTGTATAATGAGGTAGACGCTGAAATGGATACCGATAAGATGAAGAAGATGAAGGAAGCAAATGATTTTAGCAACCACTATGACTACACGTATCGTCTACAAGACGGTAATTGTATTAGAATTAATCCTGAAACACAAGAAAGAGCGAAAGTTCACCATTCATATTGCAATCATTTGAAAAAAGAAATGGAAATGAACGTAGCAGAAGAAGGTCAAATGAACGAAATGACAGATGCCGTTTCTTGGGAAGCAGTAGCAGCAGGTATGGCAGCTATGGGATTAGCACCTCTTGCTATTGATAAAATGCATCAGTGGTGGAAGAAAAAGTACCCAAAAAGCTTTAAAGCAGCTCAAAAACTTAGCGGTACTATAGACAAACAAATGGGAGGTAACACACCAGGTCAAGGACATGGTGTTGATACAAGTAAAACTTTTGGACCGCAGAATGAAAAAAATGCTTTAAAAGAGTATGAGAATGACGATTATAGAGTAGTAAACGGTGAATGTCGTAGATACAACGACGAACATGAATATGTAGTAGTTAGTATGTCTAATTGCCGTTAATAAGTTTTGCATTAATAGATATTTATATTAAACAGAGAATAAAATGCCAGTATTAGATCCAAATGAAATAATGTTTACGGCCTTTGAACCAACCGTTCAGAACCGTTTCATCATGTATATTGACGGTATACCTTCATTTATGATTAAAAGTGCAACTGCACCAAACATCAACTTGAACGAAGTTAAAATCGACCATATCAACGTTTACCGCAAGATTAAGGGTAAGGCTGAGTGGGAAGATATGACTTTAAACTTATACAACCCAATCTCTCCTTCAGGTCAACAAGCCGTAATGGAGTGGATTCGTCTATCACATGAATCAGTAACTGGCCGTGATGGTTATTCTGACTTCTACAAGAAAGATTTGAACTTATCAATCTTAGGCCCAGTAGGCGATGTAGTATCAGAGTGGATTATTAAAGGAGCTTTCATTAAGACATCAAACTTCGGTTCTTACGATTGGTCTAACCAAGATGCTATCACAATTGAATTACAAAT